ATGACAAATGTGAATGATCGCAGTGAGACAAGTGGTGGCGAAAAGCGCAAGGCGCGGGCAGGGCGCTTCGGCATCGATCATGCAAGCGGCAGGCTTGTGCTCGGCTCCTTCAGCATCGGCATGCCGCGCTCGCGCATCGCGCGGATGGCACTCGGCGTGGCCCTCATTTTCTGCGGCTTGCTGGGTTTCTTGCCCATTCTCGGCTTCTGGATGCTGCCGCTCGGCTTCCTGGTGCTCTCGCATGATCTGCCGTTCGCGCGCCGGCTTCGGCGGCGGCTGGCGGTCTGGTGGCACAGGCGGCGAAACCCGGCCGGCTGATGGTCGCCCCAGTGAGGGGACCGTGGAACAGTGGAGCGCTTTTCGCATTCGTGGTTTATGAAGTGTAAGTGCCCCACAATGGCCCAGGTGAGGAAATGAAGCTATTTTTTGTGGTTGTCCTGTCAGCGGCGAGCATTCTCTCCGGCGCGCCCGCCGAGGCCCAGGGTGTCGACAGCGGCGGTTTCGACGCCCGTGGCATCTGCCGTCGGCCCGAAGGCTGCGTGGTCGATCACGGCCAAGGCGGCAGCTACAACGGGCCTCGCAACTATCGCAATTTCAACGGCCGGAATGAGCGTGATGGGAGGAACGACCGCGAGCGGGACAACCGGCGCTACCGTTCTCAGAACAGGAGCGACAATTTCGACGCCGGAAGCAGCCGACTAGTCGCAGGCCCTGAAGTTAACCGGGGCGTTCTGCCTATGCAAAGTCGCGTCTAGTTGGATCTGAGTTCGCTTTCCTCGAAAACCCCGCCATGGTCCAGATCGAGGCTGGTCGCCAGCAACAAGCTGCAAGCGGCAAGGAGGAGGACGAGCTTCACTGCGTAGGATGCCACGGAGACCGGTTGTCGACGGCCCGGTGATACGCGAGACGGCGCTATATAGTATTTGTAATAGAAGTGCGGATCATCCGTTTCCAGCAGGTTCTGGTAGACGTGCAGCGGAATATTTGCATGTTTCACCGGCGGAGAACCGGGGAATTTTACATGCAGATCCCGGGTTTCGGCATCGAATGCCGCATGCACGTGCTTCGATTTGAGGGCAGCCCAATCCATCGCAAGCTCCTATACCCTCCCGAGGATAATTGAGGCCCGGACGATGATCGAAGTCAAGTCAAGAATTTGTTTCAAATGCAATCATTGGCAGGAAATGGGGCATCGTCACGGCCGTGAAAATTCCAGCCTGCGCCCACTCCGTTTGGCGATGGAAAAATGCTCGTTTCAGCAGCTGCGGAATGGCGTTTTTCCGAAATGCCCTCTTGCGATTTCCTTACGATCATTCTAAACGCTCGCCACGGCTCAGATAACGAGCGCGTGAGGCCTCGTGGCGGAGTGGTGACGCAGAGGACTGCAAATCCCCGCAAAGTGAGCAAAATCAATGGGCGTTCTGAATAAGAACGCGATTTCAGGCCTTTTTCCCTATTTTTCTGCCTTTGATTTCATTCATATTTTTCGGCTGTTCAGAATGGCCAAACCGCGCCTTCGTGGCTTCCAGGACGCGCTTTTCCGTCTCCTTCGCATAGCCACGATATGCTGCCGCCGTCTTGTGCTTTGACAGCACTCGGCCTTGTCCCTCCGTCAGCCCCATCTCCTCGAGCTCGGTCATGCCGCCATGCCGGCATTTGTCCAGGCTGAAGCCTTCGGGGACCGGCTTCCCTTCCTCCCTGAGCTTATCCGCCATCTCGCGAACCTCGTGAGCCAGGAACGTTCCGTCGCCGAACAGCACGCCGTTCTTTTTGCAGACGATCGACGTTCCGTAGCGCGGGGCTTGGGACAGCACCTTTTCCGCATCCTCATAAAGTTTCACGAGATCGCCGGTTTCGTCGTCGAGATACTCAAGCGGGTGTAGGGCGAGCTGGTCCGTCTTCCGATGCTTGATGCGAATCTTGTCCGGATGGTCGGAGGCGCGATAGCCGGTCCACGGCGCGTAGCCGGCGCCGATCGACGATGGCCGCATGAGCCATTCGAAGGCCAGAACCGCCGCGGCCGCCAGTTCCCCACGCCCATGCTCGATTGCGCCGTTGGCAAAGGCATAGACCGTCTCCCGGTCGACATGGCCTTTTTTCTTCTTCACCCGCCGCCTGAGCGTCACGCCCTCCCACGGATTCGGCGTATCAGATCGGAAGAGCTGGGGATGGTGGGGCTTCATCCGCGCCCACATCGCCTTGCAATAGGTCAGCACCTTTTCGCCCGTCCGTGTGGCGCCGAACTCGGCATAGATCTTCTCAGCGGTGCTCACAGCGATGTTCGCGATCTTGGCAACGCCAACGCGCGCTTTCGTGCCATCCGGCTTTTCAATCATCGTGTCGCAGACACGCGCAAATATCCGATCGTAATCCGGCCGGCTGAACTCGCCCACGCGCTCGAGGAAGGATGAATGCTTAAGGTAGACATCCACCAACCACTCGACGGTGCCGTAGCGGCTCATATCTGGCTCAGCACGCGCGTTTCCCTTTTCCGTGCGCCACTGCTCCAAACGGTCGTTCCAAACGCCTGCGGCGTCCTTCAGCTCCTGCTGCGATAGGTTTTTGCCCAACGGAGCCGCCGTATAGGGGCAACCGGCCTTTCGATAGAGAGACGGGCAGGTCCAATAATAACCGATATCGCCGTTGGCGAGAGGCTTGAACGAGGTGTATGCCGGCAGGGTGATAGGGACCATCACCACGCTTCCAGGTCTGCGCTTTCGACGTTTCCGCCAATAGCCTTGTCCAGGTCGATCTTCCGCCACGCTCTGAATCTGCCCTTGCCGGTACCGGTTTCGATGAACGGCTTGGGCCATATCGTGCCGACACGGCTGAGAAACGCCTCAACCGTCTTCTCGTCGACATAGGCGGCCGCATGCTCGTCCCGAAGCACAGCAGGCCAGCATCCGACAGGGATTTCAGCATGACGAGCCATGTTATCCCCGATTTCCCCGATCTTTATCCACAGGCGCGATAAGTGCGCGGATGGCGGCTCCGGCTTTCCCGTCCATGCCACAAAGCCCACAGGTAAAGGTGTCGGCAACCTTCGCAGCATCCTCAAGCGCTGCGGCTCTGGTCTCCGCTACGCGGTCCTGAAGCTGGCCGACCGCGCGAAGATACCCAAGAGCTTCAGTCTCCTTTACCGCCAGTTCGGTACGAAGGGCCGCAATTGCTTTGGAGCCTTCGGCGCAATCGGCCGGTAATGTCGGCATATTCCGCGGCGACCGGCGTTTCGCTCCCCACCATTTTAGCCGTTCCACGATATCACTTGCCATCCGCTTCGCTCCTCTTGCGATGTTGGGAGAGGGCGGCGCGGATCTTCGCTAGTGTGTCAACGACCGTCCCATGGCATGGGCCAGCTACGAATTCACCGCCGATCGGATACCCTTTCTCTGCAAGGATTTCCCGCCACGCAGCGGAAGCGGTTGACATGAGCGCGCCAAAGCCGATCCGGTTGCCAAGGTCCTTCACCTGCTGGTGGTATTCCGGGTCAGGAAATGCCGGATGTTCGACGAGCCTTAGCGTTTCCTCAGCCTCGGTCAGCGCCTCCCGCAACCTCTCGGCTCCCCCATCCCCTCCGTTGCCGGGATCGTCCTTGAGGGTGAGGGCGGACAGGATGCGGCGCTCGTAATCGGATTGGGCGGCGGCCTTGGCCTCGTCCAGGCCATCCGTGATTGCTATAAGGTGATGAGCGTGAAGCCGAACCTCATATGCAGGGCCATCGCTGGCCGAAATCTCTTCGATGTCATAAAAACCGAACGGTGTTAGAGCACTCCAGTGAGGGGCCGGGAAAGAATCGCGGTGCTCCACCCACACCAGACCCTTGGCTGAAATGGCGGGATCGTCCTTCAACGCCTCGAAGATGTTGACAACGATATCGTTAGCGATCGGGGTGTGATCGATCTTCCGAACCCACTTCGCGTTATGCGGCTTGGCGGCCCACCGTTCGTAGCCGCGCTGAACATCATTCAAGCTGATAGCCATCAAAGCCACTCCTCATCGCCGCAATATCGGCATCGGTAAACGTTGAAAGCTGCCCCGCGACCGGCGCAGACGACGTGATCGTGGACATGGCGGCAAACCGGCTTCTCTTCCCGTTCCTTCACCGCCTCGACGCCTCGCTGATGTTCGTTGCTCATGGTGCGCTCCAAGGGACGAGAGGTGTCGCATAGGCGATCATGAGCGGATGGCGTGGCTGCCCGTCGCCGGCCGTGCCCCAACACATCGGCCGGGCGCCAGCGCGATCGAGAACGTCAACGACGCCGCGCCAACGGCTGCGTAGAGGGCGCGGGAGCTTGGCGAGCGGTCCCCACGCGACGATGTGAATATCGGCGTCACGGATCGCCTGAGCGATATAGTCGTCGTTCTCCGGCCCAACTGGATCGGAGGCTGTTCGAAGCGCCTTCACGTCCTTGTCGATGAACGCATACTTGTTCCAGACCTTGACCTTGCTGGCTCCGAGGCGAATTGCAAACCCGTCCACCTTCGTCATGGTATGGTCGTTCTTCTCGTCGTCGGCTTCAGCTGGGTTGACCATACCGAGAGAGATCACGGGGCCGGTGCCGCCGAAGTCGTGCTCAAGGAGGTAGCGGAACAGTCTGCATTCCGAAAACACCACGCGGCGCGTCATGAGTAGATCGGTCATGCCGGCTCTCCCTGTCTCGCATCAGCCTCGAGCATCTTTTGCCAGCGGCGGAATCCGTTCAGCTTCCGATCGGCGCGGTCACAGTCGAATTCGTCGTCGATGACTTCGCGTAGCCACTGGAGCGCCGCTTCAACATCGGCAATCTCTTCCCAAAGCGCCTCGCGGTTCGGCTTGCCGGTGCCTGGGTCACTGGCGTCAAGGCCCTGGATGACGCAGCGGAACAGGATCTTCGCCAGTTCGCTTGCCTCTTCACCTGACTTGCCGAGCGCCTGATGCACGATGACATCGGATTCCGGCTTCCAAAGCGTTATGCTCGTCATCAAACGTCCCTCGTTTTGCGAAAGCCGCCACCGCGGATCTTCGCTTTCGACTTCGGCCAGATGCCGAGGTGCTTTTTGCGGGTGCGGTCGGCCTTGGCCTGCTCCGTCTGCTCCTCGGCCGATTTCACGCGATGAGGCTCCTTCAACACGGGGTGAAGATTGCCCTCGCGATGCTCGCCGCCGCGCCATATGGCCTTGATGTGATCGAGATCCCACGCGTCTCCGGCCAAAATCTTACGGCCAGACAACTGGCAGATGCCGTTGAACTTCTCGAAAACCCGCAGCCGCACGCGGGGCGGGACGGCGGAATCGTCGTGTTTGCCGATCCATTCATCAACGGCTCGCATCGGCGCCTCCGCTCATGAAGCAATCGTTGCAGATCAGCTTTCCGCGCTCATGCTCACCGCTGAGTTCCTGCGGGAATTTATAGCGGCCGCACTTCGGGCACTTCGCCTGGCGAAGTCCGGCGCGAAGCTGGACGCGCGCCCATTCGTGCCATTCAAGATAGCCTTTGGGCGCCGGATCGCCGCCGCGATAGCTCTGGATATTGTGGAGGTGAATCATTCGGCACCTCCCTTGCGCGCGATCGGCCAAATAGTGACGGTTTCGCCGTGCTCAAGCGCCTCCCGCACGAGCCATACGATTTCCTCATCGGTCTCGAACGGCACGTGGGTTCGGCATAGGTGGCCGTCCGCATCGCGGGTTTCCGCCTGCCATCCTGCCTTGCGCACTTCGGCGCTTGCTTGGAGATTGACCGGATTCGGGTGCTTCATGCTCGCCTCCGGAACCATGGCATGAATAGGCCGATGATGGACTTGCGCGTCGGCCGTTTTGCCGCCTCGGCTGCTTCAAGCTCTCGCTTGAGCTGCTCGACGACAGCGTTCCGGCGATCGATGAACGCGATGGTGCTGGGCCGGGCGCTAGGATGCTTGCGAAGGTAGTCGGCTGCGGTTCTCACGAATGCCTCCATTCGATGCACTCCTTGCAGGCCGTACCGAGTGGTCGGCCGCAGCAATTTTCAATGGCGGTTTTGCCTTCACGTCGAGCGATGATGCCCTTGGCCGTGCCGCTGACGGGGTTTTGCCGTATCGGGGTGTATGAGACCCTGCAGAACCCATCCTTGCCGTTGGTCGGCTGGAATTCGTATTCCTCGCACTCGCTCTTGGTGCCGGGGGCGATGAAGACGATCGCTCGGCTCAGATCGTCGCTGTACTGAACGAAGTGAGCTGGAAACTCGACAAAGTCAGAGATGCCATCACCGCTGCCATACGGATCGTGCTCACCGTTGAAGGTTCGAACCATGACGTTATCGCCAGACGTGAATTCGGGCTGGAACGACTTGCAGCGATGCATGATCGACGAGACGCCATGGCCTTTGATGGCATCGGCCAACTTGGCCTTGATCTCGCAACCTTCGCGCAGCGCGCAAGGGTGGCACTTTCGAAAGATCGTCATGCTGCCTCCTTCGACATGGCGTCGATGTTGCAGTGATGGACGGAATAGGAATAAGCGATCACCCAAGGATTTTTCGCAGATGCGCCGGCGCCGTTGATGTGATCCCAGAGGGCGAAGTAGCTTTCGCGCGGGTCGCCGTGCCAAGTAGAAGCAATGCCGGGGATGCCATAGGTCGGCGCCACCCACTCAAGCCCTTCGGCGATGGCATCTTCTCGGCTAATGTCCTTGAGCCGTTCGATCTTGACGCCGGTGACAATCAGCGTCATGCGAGAGAACTCGCGCGGCATATGGATCGAAGGCCAGAACTTGGCGTGCGGATATTCCTGGTTCTCGTCGGCTTGGTAGATTGCGTGGCCGAAAGGGCATCTACGCGCTTCCGAGATCGAGAACACATGATCCCCGGTATGCGACCAAGTCTCGCGGACCCAAAGGCGATCGCCCTCTACAATGCGCACTTGGGCGTACGCATGAATGATGCCACCCAAGGCATATTGCCAATTGGAAGGCTCTTGCGGGAATGGCCTATACCAACTGCCGTTCTTCAGCACTTTCGGCTGAGGCTTCAGCTTCCGGCGGGTGTTGGTCTTCAGGCCTCGACGGTTGGAGCGGATCATGGAGCCGCTGAAGAGGATGGGCCGATCAGTCATGCTGCTCTCCTTGCCAAGGTGAAGGGAAGGCGGCTCGACAGCACCCACATGTGATACATGTCGGCCTCGTCGATCAACTCGGATGCCGGCGGCATGACCTGGACGGCCGTTGCCTCTTCCCCGCAGATTTCGTTCTTGATGCGCTGCATGTCGCGCCACGGCGGCTCAAGCTGCGAGGCCGTGCGGATGGCGAGATGGATTACCTCGTTGCCCTGCTCGTCGACGAAGGGACGGACGAGCACGACATAAAGGTTGTTGGACCGCACGCTGCGGACTTCCTTGTTCCAGCCACCACCGCCGGGAATGCCGTCGGGCAGATCGGTGATGCGCCAAAGGCCCCAGTCACCTTTCAGGCCCCGGCGTTCGAAAGAGCGGGCGGCGCGGCGTTGCTGACGGGTGCTCATGCTGGCAACCCCGCGAGATACTCTTGGGCAGCAGCAAGCTCTGTCTCATATCGAGGGCGATCGATGACGACGATCCGCTGCGTGTCGATGAAATAGCTTTTCATCTGGGATTGCTTGGCGGACCAGGCCGTCCAGAAATCCCAAAGCTCATTGGCATCCACCAGCCAGTCGCGGGCGTCTTCATGGTGGTTGTCGTCGAGATAGCTGTCGAGAGCGGATTCGAGGTCGAAATCAAATCCGTCTTCGCGGCAGCAGAAGGCCCACGCCGGTAGTTGCGAGGGGATCTCATCATCCGGCACGCCGCCCCACGAAAGCCTGTCGCCATGCTTTTCCAGTAGCTCGGCCACGTCCTGGGCGTAATCATCCTCGTCGCCGGTCGTTGTCACCCATCCGCCATAGCCGGCGACCACCTCGGCGCGGGCGAGACGCGATGCCTCTATGCGCTTGCGGCGGGCTTCCTGATATTCCGGCGTTTCCATCTCCATGGCCTTGGCAGCCCATTCCTCGGAGTTGAAGACGCGCTTGCCGTCGGCCGTCGCCCAGAGGTTCGGGTTGCGGGCATCCTTCTTCAGGCGGAGCGGGACCGGCTTCCGCGGGTCGTGTTTTCCGGTAATCTTGACGGAAACGAACTGGCAGTTGACATCGATCTCGGTCATGCGGTCACCTCTGGAAACGCGTCATGGGTGACGCCGTCGAGCATGCGACCGGAGCGCTTCTTCCCGACCTTGACCATGGCTTTGCCGTTGATGAATTGCTGCTTCTCTCGAATTGAATTCGGCAGATCGTTCCAAGCCATCCCGATATGGTCGAAGTCCAAAAACTCGCCATTCTGCTTATGGTGATAGACAGCACCACAGGCCGCCGCTTGATCACGAAGGCTTCGAAACCAGTCCGGATGCGTCGGTCGCGCCTTGTGGTCGCCCTGGTCCGTCTCTCCGCCGGTGATCACCCAATCGGGCATGAAGACGGGAGGCACGATGATGTCGCTGATCAGCGGCTCGAATGATCCGAACGTAAACAGCGGCGACAACTCGACCTTGGCGACTTGAAGCGCCGGCAGGTTTTTGTCGGCGCGCGCCTGATCCTCGCAGGTTGCGCCCAGGGCGGCGTTTTCTGGAAGTCCGCCGGCCGCATCGGCCATCTTCACGATGTTCTGCGGACGCTTGGTCAGAAGCAGATAAACGAGGCGGGGCGTCTTCCGCATGACCTCGAAGGCGTCGGCGCGCCACTGCGGTTCCCACTGGTTATCGAAGACGTCAGCAAGCGAGGCGCAGAACACGAACGGCCGATCGCCATCCTTTTCGGCTTGGCGCTGCCATTTGAAGGGCATTGCCCACGTTGAGGCAGATGTTTTGACGCGAGTGCCGGTTCCTTGCCCCGGGGCTCCCCACTCGACCTTGTGATAGCGCTTGTCCATCATCGCCTCGGCATAACATCCGTCGCACGCCGGCGAGACCTTTGAGCATCCTATGACGGGGTTCCAAGTGTGGCGCGTCCATGAGATCGCAGAGTTCTCAGCCATCAGGCACCTGCCATTTCGTGAGCGAAGGCCAAGAGCGCCGGCTGAAAAGCAAGCTCTCTCAACTTCGCGCAGTTTTCGGGATTGTTGCGAATGACCGGGCCGGTATCGCCATCGATCATCCCATGATCCGGCGCGACAGCCATCGGCTCGACAAGCGATCGCAAGATGGGAAATCGGATCAGAATGATCCCTTCGACGGTCGTGTAGTAGCTCCCGCCCTTCATGACCTCGTCTTCGGTATAGTCTCCTGCCCACGCGAGCGGATAGGCATAGTTGGCGTTATTCGGGCGCCAGAAGGTAACGTATGGACGCCAGTTCCATTCGGTGCGCAGGTCGCAGATGAGGAAGGGTCCGGTCATGCTGACATCCTTCGGAAGTCCGAGATCGCTTCCTCGATCGTTGGATGGCGCTCGTGCATTTGCCCCGATCGCTTTTGGCGCGGCCACATTCTCAGCATCAGCATGCGGGGACCGCTAGGCGATACTTCAAGTCGGATGCAGTTGTCGTGAGCACCGACGACGAGGCGGGTGAGTTGATCAAAATCGAACGTTGCCAAGCCAGAAGCTCGGACGCTGACCTTGAACATGGGCCAACCGCCGCCGCCCAATTTCATACGGCTCCATGTCGTTGGCACATTCCACGGGCCACACCGAAAAGCGCGGCAGATGATCTCGATCGAGACCCGGTGAAAGTCGGTTAGACCAGACTGCGGGATTCCAGACCACCGCGAGCAATGCTCCGGGCCTATGTCACGTGGCACGAACAGTTCGAGAGCTTCGCTCATGCCGCACCGCCTTCCGGCTCGAACGACTTCGCATAGTCCGTTGCCATCGCCGCCAGAACGGCGCGATCTTCGTCCGACAGCTTCAGAATGAAGATATCGAAGTTGTGGTTGAACCGCTTCCAGCGGTCGTCGCCGGACTTGCCAGGCTGGATAAGGCCTTTCGCTTCCAGCATCGACCGATCGGTGTTGGTGAAGAAGTAGGCAAGCTCTTTGAGCATGTCGGCGGTGAAGGTGGTCATGCTGCATCCTCCCCATACTTCACGCCGCAGAACGGGCAGAAGGAGGCAAACACGCCGGTGGCCTTCGCCTTGCCGCGACCGGTTTCGATCTGTTCGGTGACGATCATCAGACGGTCAGGAGACTTTTCCTCGCCCTTGAACCGAAGGATGATCGGGATCATCAGCCGAGTGTTCCGCTCAGCAAGCTTTTCATTGACGGTTTGGATGCAGGTGCACGTCATGCTGCACCTCCGGCCTCTGTCTCGCACTGGCGAGCGATAACCCCGGCCTCTACGGCCGCCTTGGCAGCAAGAGACGGAAGGATGGCACGCAAGGCCTCAAGCTCGCGCGATATCGCTCGGAGGCGGTCACGCATCGCGGCTTCAGCCTTCGCCTGATATTCAGCAGTGAGACGCTTATGCATCTCCAATGCTATTGCCTCAGATTCCGGTTCCGGCTTGCCATAACCGTTGTCTGCCGTGAACCGGATGCGCTGCGCTGCCCATGACATTTTGAACGGCATGTATCTGGCTTCGCCGATGCCGTGGTAATTGGTTTCCGTGCTCGACAGATTTGCTATTTTCGAGACGACGTTCGCGAGTTCGGAAATGGCGCTCATGCCGCCAACTCCTTCGCGCTGTCGACGAAGTGCTCGCGATAGGTGCGATCAAAGACCGCCTGGAACTGAGCGACGACTGCATCAGCCATCTCCGCATCGAGAAAATAAGCAACGAAGCTCGCATGCATCTGCATCATGTATGCGGCCAGCCCGATCGTGATGGTGTCGACCTTCGCGCCCGGCCGATTCATTTCGGCATTGACGAATTCGACCAGGCTTTCATGCACGCTGGAAACTGAAAGCCGGGCTATCAAGGCCGTGATCGGGTCGCCGCAGGTCAGAGCATCCTCGTCGGACAGGCTGCCGGGCAATAGGCGTTTGTTCTCGGTCATGCTGCACCGCCTGCGGCTTCTTCAGCAATGACATCATCGCGCGAGGCAACCGAGACGCCGTAGACGGCCATGCCTATAGCATCGATGAAGCTGGTCTCCTGCTGCAGAAGCTGCTCTACCAAGCGCACACCAAGGGACGAGAAATCGCCATTCAATTTCTTGAGCATGTCGAAAAGCTCATTGCGATCGACTTCAAAGGTCACGCGCGTCTTCATGCCGCTCTCCGCTTCAAATCTTCTGGATTGGTGAGGATCAGGCCCTGCTCGGAATAATGCCGGTGGACCGTGTCGAGAAAGATCGTCTTCTGGCGCGTCGTCATCAGGCGCGTAACGCCAAAGTCGAACGGCACCATCATCAGCTTGAGCTTGTGCTCGTAGGGGAGCGGCATGATCACGGCGTCATATTCAGCCTTGAACACGTCGTTCTCGTTCCGAAGGATCGGCACGCCGAAATGGAGCTTGCAGTATCCGCGGACCTCTTCCGGGGACTGGTCGCCGAGCTGGGCGGAGACCTCCATCACCCACAGGCGCTGAAGCTTGTTCTGGTCGCTGGTCCGGTGCCTGCCGTCGGTGATGCTGCAGGTGAAGGGCATCGTCTTGCCCATGATGTACTTGACCAGCATCTCGCGGGCCTGCTCGGTGTCGACGATGCGGTTGTTGGTGGACATAGCTCACCTCAACCGTAATCGGAGAACAGAACGAGCGAGAAATCGGCTGCGGTCAGCGGTCGATCAAAGGCCTCTGAAACCTTCCGCGCCAACTCGTCGAGGTCTACGCCAATATCTGCCGGGTCGATCTTCGTCGGGCTGAAACCATCATCGGAGCCGCTGACAGCAAGCGTTTTGCCTGCCATGCAATACTGGCCTGACATCCCGTCGTAGACGACGTCGAAGCGCCTGTTCGGTTGACCTTCGCCTTCGGCCTGATGCTTTTCCCAGTCGAAAGCCTTGGCGCCAACGTCCACGGCCCACATGAGATAGTCGGTGCGGTAAACGCCCATGTCAGCCTCCATTCAACGTCGACAGCTGCGCGAGGCGGCGCGTCTTGATGGCAAAAGCCGCCTCGATCATGTCGTCGTGGCCTTCCGTCTCAAGCACTGCCGGTGCGTCGAAGTCGTTCCAGATCTCTTCGACGTCGGCCTCGTCCTTCGCGCCGGCCAACGCCGTCTCGATCTCGTCGAGATAATCGCCGAGCGCGAACTCGCTCTCGCCGGCCGGCTGCTCCGGCACCGGGTCGGCGTCGATCGTCTTGGCGGACGGCGGGGCAGGCGGCTTTGGAGGCTTCGGCGGTGTGGGCTTGGCTTCGACCGATTCAGCTGGCGGCGTGATGTCGCGCATGCCGAATTCACCAGCAATCTCGCGAGCTTCAAATTCGTCAGTGATGCCACCGAGAACATCGGCGAATAGTTCGCGGAGGTTGTAACCAGCAGCACGCCAGGCGCACATGCGCTGCGGATAACGAAACCATGGCGACTCGTTCGGAACGTCGCTCCATGCCTTCGTATTCCAATCCTGCTTCTTCACCGTTGGGCGCTCATCCCAGAGCGCTGCCCGTTTGGCGTCGGCTATCGAAAATATCTCGATCTTCTCTTCGCCAGTATCGGAACGCTTAGCTTTGCACCAGCCGAAGGATCGTTCATCGCTCGTCTCAAGCAGGTCGATTTTCCATTTCGGCACGCCAAGTTCGAGCATGGCTTTGTTGGTAGCGCTCGCCATGTACCCTGTGCTGATGTTCGCGGCCTTTCGGGAACGGCGAGCCACATTGATGATGCCATCGCCGTAAAGCGCCGGTCGACCGCCGATCACCGTAAAACTGCGCAGGGCGACCATAGGGGGCAGCCCGAGTTCCGCCCCAGCCATAATGGCGATGGCGACAGAACTAATCGCCTCATCGCCTGCCTTCTTGCCGACAAGCGCCTTAGGCGCCAAGCCGCCTACGACTACCATTTTGGCGACGCGCCACATCTCCTCGATCGACTGAGGAATGATGGCATTGACAGAGCCGCCGACCATAAGGGCAGGCATACGTGTTTCGGAATTCACCGGGGCGTTCATTGGGCTCTCCTATCGATCTACGTCATCGAAGATCGATCGGTTGCCCTTTTCATCGAGCAACGTCCGATCTTCCGAGTACTTGCGCTGTCCATTGGGGTATTTGGCCGCACGCTCTTCGTCGGTGCGGAGGTCTTCGACCGGGCGAAGGGCGGCAACCGAAGCCATTTCGGATTCGGTCTTGATCTCAACGATCTTGACCTTCGCCTCGCCGCGTTTGGTCGGCACATAGATGCGCTGACCGACCTCGACGGGGAAATCCGCGAAGTAGTCGTAGGATTTGTCGCTTTTCTCCCAAGAAAACTGGACGGCGACGATCGTGCGGGTGGTTGCCTCGGTCATCATGCCGCCCTCTGTTCTGAACGGATCGCCATGCCTGCCAGCTCGACACCGGAGCGCGCGGCCCGGTTTGCGAGCGTGTCGACGACTTCCTTGATTTCGGGACGATCCTTCAGCGCCATGAGCAGCGCGTCGAAATCGGTGACCTCGGCAAAGACGAAGGTGCGGAGAGAGACCTTGGCGCCGGTGCGGCCGGCCGACGCATTGCGGGCCTGAGCATCGCGCTCGGCCGCCGCTGCCTGCTGGGCAAGACGCTCAGCCTCAGCGATCGCGTTGTTCTGCGCCGCGATGGCAGCCGCGTCGTTGTCGTTCTTCGCCGCGGCTTTCTCTGCCGCGACACGAGCCGCATCGGCCTCGCGCTGGATGCGGTCCGCTTCCGCCCGAGCTGCCGCCTGGCGCTCGCGCTCCTTGCGGGCTTCCTCCTGCAGGAAGGCGTCCATGTGGCGCTTCAGCTTCTTGCTGATCGCGTCCGGCTCTTCCTTGAGCTCGCGCCACTTGTTGTCGACGTTGCGGCCGGCATCGAGATGCGGCTGCTTTTCGACCTTGTGCAGGTCGGTCGCCTTCTTCGCGATCGTCGAGAGCCGCTTCGACCAGATCGCAGCGCGATCGGCCTCTGCCTGCGTCGTGATCGGTTTCTTCATGAACGCCTCGGCCTGCTCCTTTTCGGAAGCAAACTCGTGAAGCAGCGCCTCGTAGGGATCGAGATCGGCGGGTTGGTTGTGGCCGATGGACGGTTCGGGCTCATCGTCCCAGCCGCCGCCCTCGATCGCCTTGGTGTAGGCTTCGTAGGTGATCGGGTTCCGGCAGCACCAGGTCCAGATGTCCGATGCGTCGATGGCGCGTTCGCCGCGCATGGCGTGCCATTTGCCGTCTTCGAACCAGATTGCGACCGGCTCCCACGGCTTGTCCTTGAAGCGGGTGCGATAATAGCCCTGCTGAGGATCGCCATCGTGGATCGGGCCGATGGTGCCGGCGAGGGCATTTTGCCACCAAAGCCAAACGTTCACTTCTGCCATGTAATCTGCTCCTGATTGTCGAGCGCGTGGGATTTGAGCTGTTGCTCGGTGGGCATGAGGGATACGACCGTCAGCAAGCCGACGGCAGCAATGGTGAGGACAAGGGTGACGGCCTTGTTGACCGCGCCGGTAAGGCGGGCGTGCCCTTCGAGAACAGGGGCGGCGCGACGGTTGATGTCAGCGAGGCGGATCTGGATATCCGAGAGGTCGTCACGCATAGAGCTGATCCCCATCGGAAATGCCCATCTGCTCACGGGCATAGGCGGCGTAGCGCGATGCCCAGTGCTGGTGTCCGGCGATGCGATCTTTGATGGCGACGACAATCGCCGGGTGAACGCTGATCCCATAGCGAACATTGCCAGCCTCTTCGGCGGCGCTGAGCTGATGGAGAGCAGCGAGACGTTCAGCATTGTTACGCATAGAGCTGATCCTCATCCCGGATGTTCATGATCTCGCGGGCGTAGCGGTAGCGCTCCGAACGGGCCGCCGTTACGCCACGCAGCCAGTTCGGGCCGCGCCACATGTTGCTTTCGATGAAAGGAGCGGCGAGGCGGGCGTGAGACTGAGCCTCGATCGCCATGTAGGCGTTGCAGTCAGCGATGGTGCGGGCTGCATTCCAGCGGGCATCGCGCTTGGACTGTTCAGTTTCTATGGAGCGAATGTGCTGCATCACGCACCCGCCTTGAAAAGTTCGACAGATGCGACAGACAGGGCGTTGACCCGATAGAGCAGATCGTCACCGGCGTAGACGAAGAACCAGTGGATGCCGTAGCTACCAAGGTTCTCGGTATCTTCTTCGATGCGCGTGACGCCGGAAAAGCCGACAATATGAGCCATCGGGTATTCGCCATCACGGTGAGGCTCGTCGCCAAGGATCGCTCGAATTTTCTTCTGCTCGGTCATTCCATCCTCGCGCCGTGGCGTTTCGTTGATGGATAGGACTATAGGAAAATTCCTATTTTGCTGTCAATAGGAAAAATAGGAATTAGCCTATTGCGGTAGGAATTTTATTTTGGGCAAAGAAAAGCGCCGGCGGGATGATCCGACCGGCGCTAAAAGGGGGAGTATCTTTAGATCAGCAACAGGGGCTAGGTTGTCTCATTTCGCAACGCAACTAGCCTGTCGAATACAGTGCGCCAAACGTGCGCTCTTTTTTCAGCCGGAAGTTTGCCCACGAGCTCGGCGATATCCTGCAGGTGTTCGTCGAGCTTGGTTTCGTCTGGGTAAGTGCGATCAAGGAGAACAAGCAATTCAGCGTTCACGGACCGGTTGTTAGAATCGGCGACGCGCTTGATCCGGTCGCGCATGCCGTCGGGGACGCGAATAATGATTTTGTTTAGAAGACGGCTGGGGCTCTGATCGCTCATGCAAAACGCATACAAGGCGCGCTTAACCAAATAAATATTGGCCAGTGGCCATACACGCAGACGGCGTTATGTTCGTTTCTTCATACTTAAAAGAGCACTGCCAAGTGCCATGGAGCAGAGAAATGACTGATTTGTTTTCCTCCCTCACATCTTCAGAAGACGTTTTATCTGGACGGTTCCGCGTTCATCCTGTCGTTGGTGACGGGATGGAGCCGGAACTCCGCGGCGGCCGGGATTATGTCCTGGCTGCTCCAGTGACCAGTTATGAGGGGGAGGGAATTTATCTGGTGGATGTGGGGCTCGGAATAGAGCTGTTCAGGGTTTCGAACACTCTCGGACCGGCGGGCGAGTTGCTTTTAACGCGAGAAAACCCGCACTATGCTCGGCACCGCCTGGCGAGGCGGCAATTCTGCGAGGCGGTGGTCGGGATCGTCGTGGCCGATATCCGGACGCGCGAAGAGCGATTTCTCAAATCGTGAAGCGGCCGATATAGCGACCGATAATCTGGATTTCATCGATCGTCAGCGTCCGGGTCGTGTGGCGCGGGTTGTCTGAGGAAACCTGAACGGTGATGATCTCGTCGCCCGGCCTCGATACCACCTCGAGGCGCTTGACGACGACGCCGCCGAATTCGTCGGCCAGGGCATAGATGCCAGGCGGTGAGGGGACGCGGTGGCGAGTGTCGACGAAGACTACGTCTCCGTCGTCGATCGTCGGTAGCATCGAATCCCCTTGTGACGGGAACGCTTTTATATGCTGCGGCCTCGCGTTGAAGCGGCTGAGCATCCATTCCGGCAGGCGCCAGACGTCTCGAACGGCTTCCTTGTGGAAGGTTATGCCGTTTCTGGTCGTGTTCTCGATAATGGAAAGGCCACCTCCGCCGAGGCCAGCCGTCACGTCAATCTCGTCGATGTTGCCTTCACCCTCTTCCTTGTCCGGCGCCGAGGAGGGCGACCCTAACAACTCGTCCTCAAGATCGAGCAGTTCAGCGAGCTTGCGGAGATCCTTTTCCTTCAACTCGCTCGGTATCCCGCGCTTTATGTATTGCTGCACATAGGCGTGGTTCTTCCCGAGCGCCTCGGAAAGCTCCTTGTAATCCAGGTTTCTTTCGAGGCGACGACCCTCGATGAGTTTTCGAATCCTATCCATAAAAAATCACTGCCATAGGAATTGACAGCAATCTAATAGGAATGTACCTATCGTAATAGGAATAGTCCTAGTAGGAAGTCTGGCAGTGACAGAGATCGACGCATTCAAGGCCAAGGTGGAGAGCTTCATCGCCGAACAGGCAATGACGCCTACCCAGTTCGGCAAGCAGTTCGCCGGCGATCCGCTGTTCGTCTTCCAGCTGCGGGACGGTCGCGAGCCGCGCACGCAAACTCGCCAGCGGATCTTGGCTGCGATGGAAGCATATCCGACCGGGGTCGCAGCATGATCTACTTTGCCCAGCCTAAAAACGGCGGCCCTATCCGCATTGGCTCCTCCAAGAACGTCGATGCTCGCCGTCGCACGCTTGGTACTTGGCTCCCGGGCGGCGTTGAAGTCGTTCTCGAGATCGAAGGGTCCCTGTTGGGCGAGGCCGTTCTTCATAATTGTTTCAACCCCATTCGAATTGATCGCGATTGGTTCATGTCATGCGCGCCAATTTGGAAGTTCATTCTGGGTGCATTGGAAGCCCGGCCTGCTTGGGTTCCTGAGCAGATGGGCGATGCTCCAAGGTATGACCTGCCCGCGCTGGTGGAAGAGTTCGGCGGGCGAGACAAGTGCTTCTCAGCTCTCGGATACAATAGCTTTCTCACCTTTGAGCAGGCGGTCAGATACCAGTCGCGCGACGGTTTCGGCATCTCGGCGCGCGTGATCTTCCATAGGCTGCTGCGCGATGATCTCCTCCCGGCTTTCATTGCCGAGCTACACCGCCAGACATTGCAGGTGGCAGCATGACCGCCGCCGTCCAGACCATCGCCATCACCGATGCGCAGCAATCCGCTCTCAAGTGGCTTCGAAATCGCGGCGGAGACGGTGTCTTCGATCGCAATCAGGTTTTCGTTGCTGCCGGACAGCGCGCGCCGGTCATGCGCTTGACTTGGAGCAGGCTGGAAGAGGCCGGGCTCGTCGAGCGGTATCTCAACAATCGCCGCATGAGGATGACGCCGGGCGGACTGGCGATGGACCTTAGTGGCATCCGCGAATCCGAGGGTTGAACAATGACCGACGCACACGGCGTAGCCCGCGACCAGCTCCGTGCCTTCATCGAGCGCATCGAGCGCCTCGAAGAAGAAAAGAAGACCATCGCCGACGACATCAAGGATGTGTACGGCGAAGCGAAAGGCATGGGCTTCGATACCGTCATCATGAAGCGTGTCATCGCTCTTCGGAAGAAGGACGAGCAGCAGCGCATGGAGGAGGAGGCGGTGCTCGACACCTATCTCCACGCCCTCGGCATGCTCGCGCAGCCCGATCTCTTCGAAGAGCCGCATCATCCAGAAACGGGCGAGATCATTGATCCCAAGCTCGCCCAGACCATCGTTACCGGCATGCAGACCGAGATCGGCCGCAAGGCGCTGATCGCTGCTGTCGACATCATGATCGCCCGAGAAGATGCGGAAGAACAGAATGCACCGAGGCCCTCGGAAAACGACAAGCCATGCTCGAAGGCAGTTCCGCAAGACAAGCCTTCCCCAGCCGGCATAGGGAGCGAGTTGCTTGCGGGTCGTGAGGGCCGCCACGAAGGGGAGGCGGTTTCGGCTGACCTCCCCGCCAATTCCAAAACCGATGCTGCTATTTCTCGCCCCGGTATAGCCTTTCTGGGCCGGCCCGAGACTGAAAACAGATCGGACAGGGAGGCGCCAGAAGCTGGAGCCTCCGGCGGGATGCAGGACGAGATAGCGATCCATCCCGCCGACCCCATCGCTCCGGCCGCTCATGGTGAAGCCGAGGCCCCCAGCGTCGAGCGCGTAAGCCCACAGGCTGAAGAGGCCACTACAGGCAGCGTCGACGCCAACGCAGGAGGCGGTCATGTAAACGCTCAGAGTGAAGCCGCAACATATCAGGCCGGATCGCTCGTCGAATCCGATCCGGCCGTCATCTTCGAAGCGTGCCCACGCATGCCGATGAAGGCCCTGTCGTATGCCCACTGCTTCCCGGAACTTTCGAAGACCGCATATCAGTGCCTCGCTGGCGATATCGCTTTGAATGGCGTGCTGGAACCGATCGTCCGCATGGGAGACGTCATCGTCGACGGTTGGAACCGCTACAACGCAGCCAGATCGCTCGGCATCGAATATCCGGTGATGAGTTACAGTGGTGATGATGTTCTGCTTGATGTGATCCGCTGGCAGCGCTCGTCGCGCGACTGGACGCCACAGCAGGAGCACAAGATTGCGACCGCCTTGGCGAAGGTCGTCCCGCACCGTTCCGACGATATCTGGGCAGCATTTCATCTCGCGCCGACCTCTGACGAGGTGGTGGCAGCATGATCACGGCCCCGTACATCAAATCCCGATCCGAGCTTACGGCCATGATCATCGACTTCACCGCAAGCGGCGGCGCGGTTCGAGAGTTTAAACGCGGATTTACCAGCGATTGGAGCTACCTGAGAGATCTTCTTCAGGCCTTTGGTTACGAGGTGAAGATTGACAAGTCCTTCTACATCGTCCGCAAGATTGGTGAGAAGGGCCGACCGAAACGCCTTACCAGGACCGCCGCGATCAAGGCGATCGACGAGGTTCTCGTCGCCCACGGCCATCAGCCTTTCATGATCACCAAACACGAATTTTTGGAGGCACGTCCATGACAGTCGCCATCGATGCGGCACGCCGAATTCAGAAGCAGAACGTTCGTTTCGCGACGTTTCACTGCTGCCCGACATGCGACCGCGTCCTCTCGATACCCGAGATCATTGAGCGCCACTGCGAACGCTGTGACGCGGCGATAAACCCAACGGAAGTTAGGGAGAGGGCGGCATGAGCGCGTTTCTCGGTCATCTCGGTGTGGTGCTCATCATCGGCGCCTTCTTACTCTGCACCGCATTGGCTCTCGCCATGGCGCGCAACTCCGGCAGCATCAGCAGGGAAGAGGAAGTTGAACGCTACAGGAGCCGATACCCCGCGAATTCGAATTGATGAGCTCACCCCCCAGGCTCGTCACAGCTGGTCCAGGTCATTCTCCCGAGCGCCTGGACCAGCAACCCTTATTCGGATCCGTTTATTCGCCAGTCGCATGACGACGGCTTGAGTGGCGGAACCCAGGCTTTCGAAATTAGCAGGTGGCGACGGCGGATCGCCACCTGCAGCAGACCCGACTAACGCGGCGGAAGTGTCGGCTCTGCGAAATGGAATGACGGCATGCCCAGACGGCGGGCCGGCGACAAAGGGCGAAGGCCCTGCAAGGCTTTCTCCTTTGTCGTTTTCAGCATCGGTCCTGCGCATCTGTAGCTCCTCTGAACAAGGGCGAAGATCGCACAGGAGAAAAAGGAAATGCCGGAAAAGTCACCCGGAAATTCGGGGAACCCAAAACAGGGCGTGAGTAGGCGTATGGACGATGTAGCAACAGCAAATTTCTTGGTCGAGGAGATCGGAGCGAGGCGCCATATCGGCGACATGTTCCGCACCGCCTGCAAAGAGCTGCGGAAGCGCTTTCCCCACCACGAAGACCCAGAAAATCAATGGACGGAACGCCGCCTGCGGGGGTGGTGGAACAACGAAAGCCGGACCGTAAGGCACTTCCAGATGGTGGAGCTCTACGAGACGGCGGAAGCACTGAGAAACGCGAGGGACAGCCATGCCGAATACAAAGCCAAAACCGAGCGTCTTCGTCAGATGGCTCAGCTTCGATCGGCGGCACGCGATCGCGATGTGGCTCCGGGATAAGGCTGCCGGCCTTGCCGAGTGGGTTTGCCCGGAGTTGAAGGACGAGGACAAGCAATGAGCGTCCATCAGCCGACCCTCTTCGAAGGTGCCAAGCGCCTCGTTTACGACGAAGCCGTCGAGATGACGCTACAATCGATGCAGGCCTATGGGCCGACGCACGATCATTGGGTGTTTGCGTTCTCCGGCGGTAAGGACAGCACCGCCGCGTTGACGGTCATCATCCACCTGATCGACGCCGGTCGGCTGCCGGCGCCGAGGTCGATCTCGGTTCTGTATGCCGACACGCGGATGGAGCTTCCGCCGCTGTCGATCGCAGCAGCTCGTCTCCTCGATCGCCTCCGGGCTCGCGGCATCCATTGCGAGACCGTATGTGCTCCAATGGATCAGCGTTTCCTCGTCTATATGCTCGGCCGCGGCGTCCCGCCTCCGAACAACAACACCTTCCGTTGGTGCACCCGTCAGATCAAAGTCGATCCGATGACGGCTGCCTTAGAGCGCCGCATCGACGAGCTCGACGGGTCGGTACTTATGATCACCGGTGTGCGCCAGGGCGAGAGCGCGATACGCGACGGGCGCATCGCAATGTCGTGCGGAAAGGACGGCGCTGAGTGCGGGCAGGGCTGGTATCAGCAGGTCGTGCCTGAGGCGAAGGGCATTAAGGGCCGGATCGCCACGCTGGCGCCTATCCTGCACTGGCGGGTCTGCAACGTCTTCGACTGGCTCAAGATCTATGCGCGGATGGAAGAGTACGGAGCCTGGGACACGGTAGCTGTGGTCGATGCCTACGGCGGTGACGAGGCGCAGGAGATCAACGCCCGCACAGGCTGCAACGGTTGCCCGCTTGCCGCCCGCGATCTTGGCCTAGAAACTGTGATCCGCGTTCCGTTCTGGTCGTATATCTCGCCGCTGCTCGGCCTCAAGCCCCTTTATCGCGAACTGCGCGAGCCTCGCCATCGCCTGAAGAAAACTGGCATTGACGAGAATGGCGATATCGCCACGGCCAAGAACAAGCAGCGCATGGGACCGCTCACTTTCGACGCCCGCCTGATGGCGCTCGACCGCATCCTCTCCATTCAATCCGAGATCAACCTTGATGCGGCCCGCCTAGGCCGACCGCACGTCGATCTCATCAATGCCGAGGAAGAGAACCGCATTCGCGAGCTGATCGCACTCGGAACCTGGCCGAACGGCTGGGGCGGCGATGAGCCGACGGCTGACACGCCAATGGATGCCGTCTTCGCCGACGGATCTGTCCAGCCATTGTTGATGTGATGACATGATGCAGCAGCTCTCACTATTCGATCTCATGGTAACGCCGCCGGTTCCTGTGAAGCCCCCAGTGGCAGCCAAAGTTAAGCTCTCCGCTTGGGACATCGAGCAGCGCGACAACCGACTGGCGCGCATGGCGTACCGATCGAGTCTGCCGTCGGATGATGCGGGCATCCTCAATCGGGCATGGGCCGAACTAACAGGTTATGACGCCGCCGTTCGATCTGCTGACTATGACGGCATGGTCGGCGCTGCCAATCGGCTGCGCGCGATCGGCGAGCACGCCTTCGGCATGACGACGGAAGAAGGAGAGCGAAGCGGGCCGCCGCGCGGAAACGAGCGGTTTGATTGCCTTCACGCGGCATGGACATGGCTGATGGATTCCATGAAGGCCGACGATGGTGCAGCCCCTCTCTTCGGCCAGAAGGGTCGCTTTGAGCTTGAGATCGCCGGATGCCGCGTGGATTTCAGCTACGCTGGCATGTTCGGCATCTGCGGCGGTGATGCTCGGATCATTGAGTGGGATAAGCCGTTTTTCTCGGAGACCGGCTTCAGATCGTTTCAAGTCTGCCCGCATGATTACGTCATCGCAGCGGCCAAGGTCGACTGCAAAAGCTGGATCGCCCGCGTCTGTACGGGCCAACTGACGGAGGGCGGCAAGAAGAAGGTCACCCTCACTCGGGCTTGGCCGACCTATGCCCTGCAGTGGCGGCAGTCGAAAGAATTCGCCGACAAGTACGATCGTGCAGACGTGTGGGCTCAATGGGGACCGGAGAAGCACGCCGAGCATTGGGCCAACCATGACGCTCGCCAAGCTACAGCGCTTGAGCAGATGGCAGCGGACGGCATCGACCCCGATGAAGTTTGGAGGACGCGCCGATGACCGAACCCTCCGAGATGATTGCCTGGCTCGATCGCCGCATCGCCTCCGCCATGGCCTGGCTCGACGACCACGGCAAGGGCTCAAAGCGTCCTCGTCCTCAGCACGAGATCGAAACCAAGGAATACGACATCGCCCGCTTTGAGGAGATCAAGGCGGCATATGTGAAGGCGCTTGAGCGTCGGGAGAGCGTGGCATGAACCAGCTTATCACCCGCGCTTCGATCGCCGAGATTGCCCGACACCGTGACGCAGCTCTTTCCGCTTTCCAGCGGGCGAGGGCGGCCGAAGCTGAAGCCAAAGAGCAGATGGATGAAGCCGTCGCGATGCTCAAGGTGGCAGCGCCATTCGCGGCCGGCCTGTTCTCAACTAGGGAGGTCAAGGACCTGACCGACCGCCACTATATCGACGGTCGCGTCTGGGACTCGGTCATTCACTCGACCGAGCTCAACCATCTCATGGACAAGAAGGCGAAGGACGAGTTGCGCCAGCAGCTCATGACCGACGCCCCCGAATTCACCGAGGAGAATGCCTACGCCACGATCGAGCACTTCGCGGCTGAAGCAGGGATGATCTTCCGGCGCGGCATCGCGGAGATGTTTTCTAACCTCGATCGGCGCTTCCGCTCGCATTCGGGCTGGAAGATCGGCAGCCGCGTCATCCTCAACAATATGTTCGGTGTCGACGGCTGGTGGAACTATCACCGTGACCATCGGTCCACCTTGCAGGACATCGAGCGCACCTTTCTCATCCTCGATGGGCGAAAGCCAGTCGCAGACTACGCCGGCATCGTGGGCGAGTTGGACAACGCGCGCCGCCTCGATGGTCGCGGTGCCCGGCAGACGGAGGTGCATAGCGAGTTCTATACCGTCCGGATATTCAAGAACGGCAACGCTCATCTGTGGTTCAAACGTGACGACCTGGTCGCCAAGGCGAACCGCATGATCGGCGAATACTACGGTGAGGTAATCCCGGAAGAGCGCCAGCATGAGGATGACGGCGGCCTACATGATCCCAAAAGGGAGATGGCGAAGAATTTCGGCTTTTTCCCGACGCCCGACAGTCTCGCAGAGCGCACGATCGACGTCGCCAGCCTCTATCACCGCGAGGGCACCCTTCGCGTTCTGGAGCCATCTGCCGGCACGGGGCAACTTTCCAAGCGAGCTCGGCGGGAGAGCACCGTTGTTGACTGCATCGAATGCCAACCAGACCTGGCGAATAATCTGAGAGCGGCTGGCAGCTACGGCCGCGTGATCTGCGCAGACTTCCTCGCGATCAATCCGTCGGCGACCGGCCTCTACGACCGCGTCATCATGAACCCGCCGTTCGATCGCGAGCGCGATATCGACCACGTCATGCACGCCCTCAAGTTCCTCAAAGATGATGGTCTGATGGTCGCGATCATGTCGGCCCACACCGAGTTCGCCGAAACCCGTAAGGCCATCGCTTTCCGCGATCACATCGCCAAGCTCAACGGCGTGTTCTCTGACAACCCTATGAATTCCTTCGCGAGCGTGGGGACAAACGTCAACACGATCACGCTGAAAGTCTGGAAGAGCGGGAGGAAGGTCTGGTGACCATAGAAACCCGTTCCATCCTCGACGGCCGCTGCAAGATCTATGTTGGCGATTGCATCGAGGCTATGCGCTCCATGCCTGCGAACTCGGTCGACTGTGTCGTGACGTCTCCTCCCTACTGGGGCCTTCGCGATTACGGCGTAGCCGGCCAGATCGGGCTTGAGCCGACGCTCGGCGAGCACCTCGATGTCATGGTCAACGTCTTCCGCGAGGTCCGCCGCATCCTGAAAGCTCATGGCACTGCCTGGATGAATTACGGCGATTGCTACGCCGCCCAGCCGAACGGAAAATCTGCGGCTGCTTACAAGGCCGACGGTAGCGACGATCGGACCTTCAGAGATAAGCCGTTCTCAACCGTCGGGCCGGTCTACGACCCGAACCATTCGAAGGCGAGGGGAGCATTCTCGTCTGGCGATCGCCAATCACACATAGAGAGCGGCGGCCGCGTTGTCGCCGGCGGCTTCATGAAGCCGAAGGACCTATGCATGATCCCGAACCGGCTGGCGATCGCGTTGCAGGATGACGGTTGGTGGGTTCGTTCCGAGATCATCTGGAACAAGACTAATCCGAAGCCCGAGTCCATCGACGACCGGCCGGCGGCCGTACACGAGAAGATCTGGCTGCTGACGAAGAGCGAGCGTTACTTTTTCGACGCCGAATCTCTGAAAGAGCCGACGACCGGGAATGCTCATGCTCGCCGCAAGGATGGCCAGTGCAAGCCGGCCAAGGGCAGCACGGCGGGCCAGAACCGGGAAGGGACATGGGTCGAGACCTATGTGCCTGATCTCCGCAATGGCAGGAACGTCTGGACCTTCAACATCGAAGGTTACCGAGGCGCTCACTTCGCGACATTCCCACGCGAGCTCGCCCGCCGCTGCATCTTGGCCGGGACACCTAAGACGGTGTGCGGTTGCTGCGGTGCTGCTGAAGGCTGCGGCCCGATCTGCGAGACCTTCGATCGCGTCCCAGGCGTCGTGCTTGACCCTTTCGGCGGGTCAGGGACGGTGGCGGTGGTCGCTGAGCAACATGGCTATCGTAGCGCGCTGATCGAGCTGAAGCCGGAATATGCCGACATTGCCCAGCGGCGGATCGCCGGCGCACCGACCCCAGTTGAAGATGAAGAGGAGGCAGCATGACCTTCCTCGAAGCCTACGCCCTCCACGGACCCGACGTCGAGCGTATCGCCGAAGCCCTCGGCATCACGCCATCTGAGGCCGATCGCCTCATCAACGAAGCGATGGAGCGCCGGCACCAGCAGCGCGTCCAGCGTAGCCGGAGGCGCGCATGACAGACACGCTCAATATCGAGACCACGAAAAACGTCAGCTCGAAGGACGTCAAAGCCGCGATCGCGAGCCTTTTCGCTCCGCCGGCCTTCCAGACATTCTTCGAGGTTTCGAACGCGACTGGCTACGGCATCAAAAGCTATGCCGATGCGGTTGCCATGGGCGTTTGGCCCTCAACGGGACATGAGATCCACGGCTTCGAGGTGAAGGTCAGCAGGTCGGACTTCCTCAACGAGATGAAGAATCCGGAAAAGGCTATGCCGATCATGCAGTATTGCCATCGGTGGTCACTCGTGTGTCCGGCCAATATGGTAAAGCCCGACGAGGTTCCGGCCACCTGGGGCATTTACTGGTTCAAAGACGGCGCGATCCGCAAGGCGCGCCAAGCTCCAATGCTGGAAGCCAGACCGCTCACGCCAGCTTTCGTTGCATCTGTGGTGCGCCGAGCCGGCGAGCGTGACGTCGCGGCTATCGCCCAGGCCGTGAACGAAGCTCGTGAGCGCTGGGACAAGGATCGCAAGAACCAGATTGAGGCAGAGGTCGCGCGCCGCGCTGGCAGCCGGGACGCAGCTTTGAAGCTCCTGCATGCGATGGAAGCTCAATACGGCCACGAGCTTAACAGTTGGGACATTGATAGCCTCTGCAAGGCTGTCGCCGTGGCCGCAAAGCTGGGCCTCCATGAGAGCTGGTCGAGCCCGGTCTCGATGCTGCAGATGATCGAGGACACAGGAAATCGCATCCGAAAAGTTTTGAATGAAACCGGGATCGAACTTCCGAAGAGGAAGAACGCATGACGCGTGTTGTCTCCTTCGAACTTCCAATGCCGCCGTCGGTAAACAAAATGTATTCGAACCTTCCAGGCAAAGGCCGCGTGAAGACGAAGGAAGCTCGTCAGTGGGCATTTGAAGCCGGCTGGATGCTGATCGCTCAACGAAACCGCCTTGGCTCTCACATGTGCTTTCTCGGTCCAGTCGAGGTCCATGTTGCTGCTTATCGCCCAGCCAGCAAGCGCAGGGACTTGGACAACATCCTGAAAGCACTTCTGGATTTGCTCACCTCAACGAAGACGATCGACGACGATAGCCAGGTCGTCGCCATCAATGCGAGATGGGTGGAAGAGGGTGTTCCCTGCACGGTGACGGTGAGGGATGCCGCATGAGCAAAGAATTGTTCGTCGTGCCAATGGATCTGGAGAGCGCCAACGACTGGGTGTCGTTCTTCCATCGGCATCACCCGCCTGTCGTCGGCCACAAATTCAGCCTCGGCTGCGTGAAGGACAACGATATCGTCGGTGTGGTCATTGTCGGCCGCCCGGTCTCCCGCGTCCGCGACAACGGCTGGACGCTCGAGGTGACGCGCCTCGCCACGGACGGCACGAAGAACGCTTGCTCGTTCCTCTACGGCGCAGCTGCGCGGGCTGGATTCGCCCTCGGTTATCGTCGGATCGGAACCTACATCCTTGCCAGCGAGCCGGGAACGACGTTGAAGGCCGCCGGCTGGCGCCAGATCGGCGAAGTCAAAGGACGCTCGTGGAGCGCTCCGTCTCGCCCGCGCGTCGATCGCCACCCCACGCAGGATAAGCTTCTTTTCGAGAGATCAGCATGAGCGCGCCTTGGTTAAAATTCTTCCCTTCCGACTGGCGCGCAGATCCTTCACTGCGCATGTGCTCCATCGCCGCGCGTGGGCTCTGGATCGAGATGCTCTGCTTAATGCATGAGGCGAATCCGCGGGGAACGCTCAGGGTGAACGGCAAGGCCGTATCCGATAAGCAACTGGCGATCCTGGCAGGATGCTCAAATATAGGGGCATTGCTTCAAGAACTTGAAGAGGCTGGAGTTTTCAGTCGCGAGCCAGACGGCACGATCTTCAGCCGGCGCATGATGCGCGACGTCGAAAAAGCCGAACAGGATAAGGCCAACGGTCGCAAGGGTGGCAATCCTACTCTTAAGGCGGGGGTTAACCCCCAGCTTAACGGGGATGATAAAGCCCAGAAGCCAGAAGCCAGAAGCCAGTCCTCACTTCGTTCGGAAGACGCGCGCGCGCCCGATTTCGATGAATTCTGGGAAGCCTATCCAAACAAGGTCGGTGAGCCTGCGGCTCGGAAGGCCTTCTCCAAAGCCATGGGCCGCGCCACCGTCGGCGAGATCATCGGCGGTGCTAGGGAATACGCTGCCAAGACCGACGATCGCCAGTGGTGCAATCCGGCGACGTGGCTCTCCGAAGACCGATGGAAAGACCAGCCGGCAAAGCCGCCCGACAAGCCGCAGGCTACAAGGCCGAGCGGAAACAGCTTGGCCCATCTCCAGAATTTTCAGTCCCGAGAAGAGTACCTAGCCGCCGAAATGGCGCGAGCAGAACGGAGTTTCAGATGAGTGTCGCCGCTACAGAGTTCGCCAATGACGCGTTGCATACACAGGCCCAGCATTACGCCGATGTCCGCAGTCGGATAGCACGAGGCGAGAAAAAGCCGATCGTTGTTAGCCAGGCGGCCGCTGATGCGCTGACCATCAGCGAGTTGCGGCAGGAGGTTTCTCTGTTGCAGAAGGCTCTCGCGAAGGCGCAATCCAGCCTCAGGTTCGTGGCGGAACGCGAACCGCATCTCCGCGAGACCGAACAGAGAGCTGATCGGCTCGAGCTTGATCTGGCGGATGCGCGCGCTCGCATCCTCTCCCAGGCTGAATTGATCAAGTCGATCAATGACGATGGCGAGGAGGTGACGGACCGCCGCCGGACAGTTCCCGAGATCGTTGCGGAGGTGCTGAAGGGGTTTCCCGGCGTGACCTGGTCGGATGTCAAAAGCGTTCGCCGCACCCGTGAACTGATCGGACCACGGCAGGCATGCATGGAAGCCGTCTATGACGAGCGCAAGGACCTGTCTCTGCCCAGCATAGGCAAGCTCTTCTGCCGCGATCACACAACCATCCTCCATGCCGTTCGGAAGGTCAAAGCAGATAGGGGTGCAGCATGAGCAAGAGACCTCGCCTATATCTCGACCTTGATGGCGTCATGGCAAATTTCGACGCCCATTTCCCGGCGACCTTCGGGCTCGACCATCGCGGCCTGGCCGATGACGAGATGTGGTCGACGATCAACGCTCACCCGAGCTATTTCCGTGACATGCCGATATTTGCCGGCGCCAAGGAATTCTTCGACCGCATCTCATGGCTTGACCCGATCATCCTGACGGCGTGCCCCAAGTCGAATTACCCTCACGTTGCCCGCCAGAAGCGGGAATGGGTGCGAGAGCATCTATCCGCCAGCTGCCACATCCTGCCGGTCATGGGTGGACGCAATAAGCCGCTGTTCATGCATTCGCGTGGCGACATTCTAGTCGACGACTTCGAGCGGAACATTGCCGCTTGGCGCGAGGAGGGAGGGTTCGGGATCGTGCACAAGGATTTCGCATCGTCCAGAGACGCGATTGAGCGCGAGATGGCAAGGAGTGCTGCCGCATGACCCGTCTAGCGAAAATTGATTTCGATGCCGTCGCTCCGCTCTATCCGAGCGACAAGGTCGCCGGCCGGGTAGCGGCAAGGGGAGAGCATTTCGATTGGGAGCCAAACCAGGCCACCAAGATCCACTCCGCCGATCCGCTTGCCGTCCGGCGCCCGACGGAAAACGAGCTGTCGAGGCCCGACTACGTCGATCTGACGGGCGCAAGGCTCGGACGGCTGACGGTGATGGGTGTCGCTGCCGAGATCACCGGCAACGGCCAGAAGTGGGTCGTGCGCTGCGTCTGCGGTTCTTACGAGACCCGCAAGGCCAGGTACATCAAGGCGTGTGTCGCCGGGAACAATCCGGGCAGCAGCGATCCGATGTGCGATGCCTGCGGATACACCGGAAAGCTTCAGCGCGGATATCACAATCCGAAGAAGGCGGCTGCGGCTGCTGAGGCTATCATGGAGGCAGCACGATGAAGACCTACGTCATCGCAGATATTCACGGTAGGTACGATCTGCTGCATGCCGCTCTTGAGCGCATCGAGGCAAACCAGAGCGGCGGTACAGTCGTCTTCACCGGCGACTATATCGATCGCGGTCCAACCTCGAAGCAAGTGATGGATCGTCTGATGCATGGCCCGACGGATGATCGTTGGCGCTGGATATGCCTTAAAGGCAACCACGAAGACATGATGGTGGCGTGCATCCGCGGGCAAGCGGATATGCCGTGGTGGCTCGGCAACGGAGGACGCGAGACCTTGATTTCGTTCGGCGGTGTTGTGCCGGATGAATATATTACCTGGGCGGAATCCTTGCCGCAGTATCATTCGGATGGCGAGCGAATTTTCGTTCATGCCGGAGTTGATCCCACAAAGACTATGGCCGACCAGACGGAAGCAATGCTGCTCTGGTATCGGGGCACCAAGCACCGCGACCTCAGCCATCCTGAGGGATACGTCGTTCACGGCCATACCCCATTCGAAGACGGTCCGATCATCTTGGAAGGTCGGTGCAATCTCGACACTGGGGCGGTCTGGACTGGCAAGCTGGCGATCGCGGTCTTCGACGACGATGTTCCGGGAAAACCGGAAAGAGTTTTCACAATCACAGCATAACCGAGCGGCGGCTCGAAACAGAGGGAATGAAAATGGCGGCGATGAAGCTGAAGGAACAGGACACTCGGGATTTCAACGAGATCATCGAGCAAAGACGGAAGCGTCTGAAAGGGCGTGACTGGTACGCTATCCGCACAGCGCCCGGTACTCAGCGGATGGCCAGTCATGTCGCCGATGCACCTGTCCATCGTGTCGGAGAGAGCATCATCGAGCGCAACCTCCGCAACGAGGGTATCAGCGTCTACATGCCGGCCTATTGGTACGAGAGCATTCACCACCGCACCCGGAAGGTCATCCAGCGCCGGTTGCCGCTGCTGGTCGGCTATGCCTTCGTGAACCTCGAAAACCTGAACTTCGAGAAGGTGCGCGACGTCGAGGGTGTGGTCTGCTTTCTTCGTTCCGAGTTCGGGCCGATCCGATTCAGCGGAGACGATCTCGCTGTCATCGCAGCCGAGGAGCTATCGCGCCGGCAGGAATTCCGCCGCGAGCGCATCACCCGAATCCAGACAGAGACGTCCGGCCAGGTCATGCAGCTTCGCGGCAATCTCCGCAAGATCCTGCCGAAGGGCAGAGGCAACCGGATCAACCTCAAGGACCAGGCTCTTCTCACCATCAAGGACATGAAACCCGAGATGCAGAGCAAAGTCATGGGGATGCTGCTGCAATTGGAGCAATTAGAGGCATATGAGGGGCTTGAAACCATAGATCGTGTTGCGTAATATCCAGCCCAAGGTGATTTGGGCTGTTCTGATCGCGGACCTCTCTGAGAGGGAATACTCGCCGGGCCCCGGATTGGTTATCACCGCCAATCGCACAAAAAGAACGCTGTCTTAAATTCAGATCAGGCGCGCACTCACGCCAAGGGTTGCGGTCCACGAGGCCGAAACCAGCTGGGATGCCGTGACGGAGAAACCGTCGATACCCTGACAGTCGGTTAATGGTGGCGCAAAGTCCTTGTGAGAGCCTCACCCGAAAGGGTCCGACTAGGGCATCAATTCATAAATCGTTCGGGAGCGCGTTTTCGCGTGAGGCTTCGGCCTCCCCGGCGTCTTTCCAACCCAAGAGGGGCCAAGGGCAAGCCGGCTGATGACCGGCCGCTTCCGTGGCAAAGGCGGCACAAAGTGCCTGGCCCCGTTTCCCAAGAGCCGATCGCCGGTGCGCCATGAAGCCGGAAGGAAGTGCAGCGGAAAGCCAACCGCTAGCGCGAGGCACCAGAGCACCCAAGCCCGCCGTAAGCTCTCGGGGCGAACACGAGAGGCGGAGGTCCGCAAGCCTCCACAACATTCTCATGAGGAAAGAGCATGGCTTATCGCAGTCTGACCTTTGCGACCATCATTTCGGTGATCGCCAACTACGTCTCTCCCGTCTTCATCACCCTCTACAGCGCTCTGGATGCGTTCTTCCGGGCGGTGATGCTCGTCGCTGCCCCCTACGCTTGGCGTTCGGCGCACGAGATCGGTGTCGCAGCATTCCGCCAGATCGCCGACCTGAAGCCGGTCTATCGCGAAAGCTATGACACTCACGGCCTCAGCCTCGCGCATCGATGGCGCGCCTGCTGACAAATAGCTGAAGATCATTTTGAAGAGCTGGGCGATGTCCCGGCTCTTTTTGTCCCGATGTTCATTTCTGCTTCCTCACCCGAGGGCGAAGAAATCAACATCTCTGGAGATCGCTGATGTCGGAAGAGTTTCTCTGCCCCCGGCGCGCCGAAGGCGTACCTGCTTTTGCGGCTCACACAAAAGACACTTGGCGCGAGGATGGCACCTGCTCTTACTGCGGAAGCCTGAATGAGAAAACATTCATGTGCCGCCTCGAAGCTGGCGATGTCGAACTCGGACCGACGGACAAGTCCTACAAGGTCTACGTCGAGAACAAAGGCGGGGAGGGGTTTAAACAGACCTACCGGAACTGCCCTCGCGATGCCAAGTGCACTGGCCCCGACGATTGCACCCATTGGGTGACGCGGGACATAAGCCACGCCAAGTTCTACTTCCAGCACCTGAGCGACGATGAGCAAACACGATTCATCGAGCTCCTCAACGCGAAGAAGATCAACATTGGTGCCCCCGGCTATTTCTACCGGCTGCCTTTCTTCGCATCGCGCGCCGCATGACAGCCCGGCGCTTCATCATTGCCTTCCTCTTCGCGGTGGCGATCGCCTGCATGGTCGGCGCCCTGATCGGCTGCGTCAGCTATCAGCCTCCGGGCCGCGATCTTTGGCGGGCGCTGTAGAAAATTCATATCGCGAAATGCTCCGGCGCCGCCGATGAGTATCAAGCGTCATTCTAAGGATAGGCCGATGCTTGGAACCATTTTGCTAATCGTGCTGATTCTGCTGCTTATCGGCGCATTCCCGAGCTGGCCTCATGCCCAATCATGGGGCTACGCGCCATCCGGCGGTCTCGGCCTCGTGCTCATCATCGTGATCGTGCTGATCCTGATCGGGCGCATCTGACCTGTCAGCTGAGCCAAAATAGACCTCTCGTGCGCCAGACGTCTTTAGCTTTGTCCTCAATCTCGTCGACCGACCGGTGCGGGAAATGCGCGTGCAACGTAAGTGCGATAGCGCGCATGTCAGCATGCGAATGCTTGTTCTCTTCCGCTCGATCCGCGAAAGCGTTGATCTCGCGCATAAGCAAGTCGTCTTCGGTTTCCATTCAATCCCCCAAGGTTGATCGATGCCAGTCCTAAAAAACGCCCGGCACGAGAAGTTCGCTCAGGCCCTCTCCAAAGGCAATACAGCAGATGACGCATATGCGGCCGCTGGCTTCAAACCAGACCGCGGAAATGCCTCTCGCTTACAGCAGAAAGACAACATCAGACAACGCGTCTCCGAGCTTTTGGAATGGGAGCAGACGGTAGAGCGGAAAGCCACCGAAAAGGCCATCGAAAAGCTCGCCATCACGAAAGAGCGCGTTTTGGAGGAACTGGCCAAGATCGGGTTCTCCGACATCCGCAAGGCCATCAAGTGGCAAGGCACGCTGGTCACTGAGGAAGACAACCCCGACGGCGGTGATGTCCTGGTGATCAAGAATGTCGTCACCAACAACGTGCAGCTCGTTTCCAGCGATGACATCGACGACGAGACGGCGGCGGCAATCGCCGAGATCAGCCAGAACTCGACCGGCGGCATTAAGCTGAAGCTTCACGACAAGAAGGGCGCGCTCGTCGACATTGGCAAGCACCTCGGCATGTTCATCGAGCGGCACGAGCACACAGGCAAGGACGGCGCGCCGATCCAGACCGAGACGAGAACATGGCGGGAAGTGCTGCGCAGCGAGAAGAGCTAGACGCCACCACATATCTCACCAACCCCGCCCTTCATGATTTTTGGGAGCAGGTTTTCCTCGGGCAGGCGGACATCGCGGTCCTTCACGGCGGTCGCTCCAGCTCAAAGACGCGAGACACGGCCTGCCAGTTGGTTCGGTTGGTCAACCATGTCGGCGTCAGGATGCGGGTACTTTGCATCCGTCGCTTCCAGAACCGCATTCAGGATTCGGTCTACACGGAACTGAAATGGGCGATCGCTCATCTCGGTCTCGGCGACCAGTACGACGTTCAGAAGACCACCATCATCCACAAGGTGACGGGGTCGGAATTCATCTTCTACGGCATTGAGCGAAATTTAGAAGACATCAAGGGCACGTCCGACGTCGATATCCTCTGGGTCGAAGAAGCGGAGAAGCTGACCGAGGATCAGTGGACGGTCATCGGGCCGACGATCCGCAAGGAAGACAGCCTCGCGATCCTGCTCTTCAATCCGAAGCTCGTAACTGATTACGTCTGGAAGAACTTCGTCATCAACGTGCCGCCGCACTGCGTGGTTCGGAAGATCGATTACACCGAGAATCCATTCCTCTCGCAGAAAGCGTTGCGTGATATCGCCGCGATGCGGGAGCGCAACCCGGAGACGTTCGAACACGTCTATGGTGGCATACCACTCGGCGACAGCGAGCTTTCGATCTTCAAGCGCCGCTGGCTCGATGCCTGCATAGACGCTCATGTGACGCTGAATATCAGCCTGACCGGGCGGAATATTATCGGGTTCGACCCTGCCGACGATGGCGAGGACAAATGCGCGACGGCCGACAAGGTCGGCGGCATCTTCGCCGAGGTCGATGATTGGTCGTCTGGCAAGGATGAGCTCGTTCAGAACGCCAAAAAGGTGTGGGCCAAGGCGAAGGCCATTGGCGCAACTGTGTCGTACGATACGATCGGCGTCGGCGCATTCGTTGGTGGATATATCGACGAGCAGAACAAGGAAAACCGGGCCCGGGTTAACCACTACGCCTTTCATGCCGGCGGAGCTGTTCTCGAACCGGACAAGGCTAGCGACCCTTACAACAGCAAAAGCCCGCTGAATAAGGACGAATACCTGAACCGCAAGGCGCAGGCCTGGGCGAATACTGCACGACGGGCGATGCTGACGTTCAATGCCGTCACCAGGGGCCAACCTATCAGGGCTGAGGATGTTCTTTCGTTCTCGTCTGGGATCGGGGCCGCAAAGCTCGATGCTCTATTCACCGAGCTATGTGTACCGTGGTGGGTGGAGAGCGAAGGCAAGAAGCGGGTCGTTCCCAAGGTGAAACTGAAAAAAGACCTGGGAGTGAAGTCGCATAACCTGGCGGACGCCGTGATCGCTGCCGACAACGTTCAACTCTCTCGCGTCATGGTCATCAGCGATGCTGTGCTCCAGCGATCGGGAATGAGGTAATTTATGGGTATTCGCGATTGGTTTGGCCTCCGCCGGCAGAAGACGCAGGAGACTGCGGTCCAAGCTCCGCCGGTGGCTGACAAGCCAAAACCCATCAAGGTGCCTGACGGCGCGCTGATGTCGTCCAGGATCAATCCGGATTCGTACGTCCGTGTCCCGGTGTTCTCGATGCCGTCTCCGCCTCCCGGTGTGCTGCCTGAGGGCGACAGCGGCATGGCGATGGATTCATCTCTTGCCGGGACCAACGCATGGGCCAATGGATTCGCCGCCGACGGTTTCTGGACCGAGGGCATCACCTTCCTCGGCTATGCCTATCTGTCGGAGTTGGCGCAGCGCCCCGAATATCGGGTGATCTCGGAAACCATCGCGACGGAAATGACGCGGGAGTGGATCGAGTTCACATCCAGCGCCGACGATGACGATGAGAAGGCCGATCGGATCAATGAACTGGAAGAAGAGTTCAAGCGCCTCGACGTGGCCGGCATGTTCGCCAGAGCCACGGAACAGGATGGTTTCTTCGGTCGCGGCCATATCTATATCGACACAGGGGATACCGACAATCCCGCCGAATTGCAGTTGCCGATCGGCGATGGCTGGGACGCAATCAGCAAGACCAAGCTGAGCAAGAAGAAGATCGAAGCGCTGCGCACCGTCGAGGCCGTGTGGTGCTATCCGACGAGCTACAACTCGAACGACCCGCTGAAAGCCGACTGGTACCGGCCGGGCAGCTGGTATGTGCAGGCAAAGATCGTCAACTCGTCGCGGCTCATCACCTTGATCGGCCGGGAAGTCCCGGATCTGCTCAAGCCGACCTATTCCTTCGGCGGCCTGTCGCTGTCCCAGATGGCAAAGCCCTACGTGGACAACTGGCTGCAGACGCGGCAGTCGGTCAACGACATCATTTCGGCCTTCTCGGTTTTCGTGCTCAGCACCAACCTCGGGGAGTCCTTGCAGGCCGACGGGCAGCAGCTGTTCAAGCGTGCCGAGCTCTTCAATAACCTGCGGGATAACCGCGGGCTGATGATCATCGACAAGGACAGCGAGGAGTTTCAGAACGTCTCGGTGTCTCTCTCCGGTCTGTCTGAGCTGCAAGCCCAGGCACAGGAGCACATGGCCTCTGTCTCGCATATCCCGACGGTCAAGCTGCTGGGCATCCAGCCGGCGGGCCTGAACGCCTCGAGCGAAGATCAGATGCGGGTGTTCTACGATTACATCCATGCCTATCAGGAGCACCTGTATCGCCATCCGATCCGGCGCCTGATGGGCCTGATCATGATTTCGCTCTGGGGCGAGGTCGATCCGGCCATCGATTTCAAGTTCAAGCCGCTGTTCTCGCTCGACGAAAAGAGCGAAGCCGAGGTTGAGAAGCTGAAGGCCGAGACAGATCAGATCCTGATCGATACCGGCGTGCTGTCGCCGGACGAATCCCGCAAGCGCGTGGCGAACGATCCAGGCTCGGATTATGCCTCGATCGACGTCGAGGAAGTGCCGGATCTGCTGGACGAGGAAGAGAATGGCCTAGCCCCGAAGGGCGGCCACCCATTGCCCGGGATTGGCGAAGAGGATAAAGACGACAGTGCCTCCAATCGCCTTTTCGGGAAAGCTGAAGCAGCGTGATCAAACTCGACCTCTGGGACGTCATCAATGCACGGCAGCCAAAGCTGCGCGATGAACTGCCGGAGAGCCTAGAGAAGCCGGAGGGCGCGGTTGGCGAGCAAGTTGAGGCGGAAGACGCCGAAGGCCACGGAAACGATCCTGAGGCCCGTTCACCCGAATGCGGGAATAGCCGCTGAATACCAGCGCCGTCTCGATGCGCTCATCCAGGACATGCACGACAGCGTCGTCTACTGGCTGACCGCTACCTATCGCCAGAACGAGCCGAGGATAGCCCAGGACGAGACGCCGGCCGATGCGCTGCGCCGCTCGATGAAGGAGCTCTCGTCCCGCTGGCTGAAGCGCTTCGATAGCATGTCGACCAAGATGGCGGAGTATTTCGCTCAATCGGTCGAGACGCGGTCGACGGCGGTGATGAAGAAGATCCTGAAGGATGGCGGCTGGACCGTCAGCTTCCAGATCACTCCGGCCATGCGGGACATAATGGATGCGACGGTTCACCAGAACGTGGCGCTGATCAAATCCATCCCGGCCCAATACCTGGAGCAGGTAGAAGGGATCGTCATGAGAGGCGTCCAGAGCGGGCGCGATCTCGGGCAGGTGTCGAAGGATCTGCAGGAGCGGCTTGGCGTCACACGGCGCCGCGCGGCCCTGATCAGCAAGGACCAGAACAATAAGGCCACCGCCGCCTTCAACAGAGCCCGCCAGGTCGAGCTCGGATTGACCGAGGCGGTGTGGGTGCATAGCGGTGGCGGACGAGAGTCGAGGCCGTCGCATCTGAAGGCCGGTCGAGAGAAGACGCGCTACACCATCAGCGAGGGATGGTTCGATCCCGCGGTTGGACAGAAAATCCAGCCGGGCGAACTCATCCACTGCAGATGCGTAGGCCGCCCTGTCATCAAGGGCTTTAGCTGAAAAATCAGGAGTGAACGATGCCATCGCATCTTCAAGACTTCGCCCACGACATGGTGGCGGGTCATGGACCCCGCACGGCCGGTATGATCTGGCACGCGTTCACCAATGTGGGGAATATCGTCGCCGGAGCGTCTCAGGCAGAGCAGATCGCCACGGTCGAGGCCGAGCTCAGGAAAGACGATCGCCTCGGATACGACGAGACGAATCCGGGCCGCGGCGGCGGCTGGTTCAGCCATAAGGAAGATCACGTTGACGAAGTTTAGCCCGACCGACGAATCCGACATTCTTGCTGCCGAAAGGCTCCTTGGGGTGCAGCCTATCCCGACCGGTCGCCTACGCCTGTTCAAGAACGGAAGCGATATCAAGCTTTTGCAATTGTGGGAGGCAAGCTGCGGACCACGTCGCGGGTACTGGCTTGAAGTCCCGATCATAGACGAAATGCCAGAGCCCATGGTCGATCGATGACTGATGTCGCTATCGAGACGTTTGCCAAGATCGGCGGACACGGTGAGATCGTTCGAAAGCTATACGAAGTTCGGCTCGCTCTCCCAGATGTAGGGTTTTCATCATTCCATAGCGCTGATGGCGTCCATTATTCGCATGCGGCAGTAGTTGCCCGCATCCAAGGGAAAATAGTCGGGATCATCAGCTACGACACCCTCGAATATAACCAGTCGATATTCATCTACACCGGATGGGTAGATCCTGAACATCGGCGCAAAGGCATCTATCGGCAACTGATCGGCAAGCTCAAAGAGATCGCGGCCGAGAAGAACGTGGTCCGCATTACCGGCTCTACCGCTTTCAACAACAACGACATGCAGGCTGTGATGACCAAGCTGGGTCGTCGACCAGTCGCCATCGTCTACGAGATGGATTTGAACGATGCCGGCGACAAGTGAGGCCCAGAGGCGCGCGATGTTTGCAGCGGCAGAAGGCAAGAGCACGCTCGGTATCCCGAAGAAGGTAGGCGAGGAGTTCGTCGCCTCGGATGCGACGGCGGGCCACGCAGCTGGAACGCTTTACATTGCTCCCGACGGTGATGTGCTGCTCCTGCGGCGCTCGTCGACGGAAAAGAACTACGCCGGCCACTGGGCGCTTCCAGGTGGCAAGGGCGAAGAAGGCGAGACGCCTGAACAGACCGCCGATCGCGAGGCGACCGAGGAGATGGGCTCTGTCCCGGAAAGCGCCTCTCGGCCGAAGCTGATCGACAGCCGGGTGACGCCGAACAAGATGGCGTTTCACACCTTCGCCCAGCCGGTCCCGGAGAAGTTCGTCCCGACGCTCAACGAAGAGCACAGCGGCTATGCCTGGTCGCCGTTCAATCAACTGCCGGGTCCGCTTCATCCGGCGGTGGAAAGCACGATCAAGGATCGGCTTGGCATTGAAGGCCTCGAAACACCGGAAGACTGGGCGATGTTCAAGATCGGCCTGGTCAACTGGCTCAGCTCCGAGGAAGACGAGACCGCTTCGGCGATGGATTCGATCGCCATGGACCGGGACACGGTTCGCAGGATTGACGCCGACGGTCACATGTTTGTCGAGACAACGCCGATCAGCAAGGCGAACATCTGCCCCTATTACGGCAAGGAGATCCCGAACTACCAGGCCCTCGGGCTCGATGGCGAGCGGGTCTATCATCTCTACCGTGATCCGAAGGAACTGGCCAAAGCAGCCCAGAGCTTCGCGGGCAAGCCGCTGATGCTCATCCACAAGCCGATCAATTCCAGCGATCACCCGCGTGAGGTGGTGGTCGGCTCGATCGGCAGCAGTGTCGAATTCAAGGCTCCTTACCTGAAAGCGCCGCTCAACATCTGGGACGGCGAAGCCATCAAGCTGATCGAAGCCAATGAGCAGAAGGAAATCTCCTGCGGCTATCGGTACGACGCAGACATGACCCCGGGTCGAGCCAATGGCGAAGCCTACGACGGGGTGATGCGAAATATCGAGGGAAACCATGTTGCCCTCGTGAAGGAAGGCCGCGCCGGGCCAGACGTTGTTGTCGGCGATGAAGCAATCCACTCACAGGAGACCAACGACATGGCATCGAAGTCCATTGTCCTATCGCGCAAGGCCTCGGTTGCCCATGGCGCAATCCTCGCATACCTGCGTCCGAAAATCGCCCAGGACGCGAAGATCGACGTTGCGGCGGTCCTCAAGGACGTCACGGCGAAGAATTACGTTCCGGCCACCATCGCGGCCGATCTGAAGAAGGCCGTCACCGGCAAGCTCGCCCAGGACGCCGACATCGAGGACGTGATCGATCTCCTCGACACGCTGAAGACCGTCGAGGCGGCCGAAGACGACATGGATCCGAACAGCGGCACGCCAGCTGCTGGCAAGACAGGTGTCGATGCAGACCCCACAGCCTGCCTCATGGAAATCCTGAAGTCCAAGCTCTCCGATGAGGAAATGGCCGAATGCCAGGCCCTCATGAGTGGCCAGTCGGCCATGGACGAAGACAACGACGATGATGATGACGAGGACGAGCGCAAGAAGCGCGAAGCCGAAGACGAGGAGAAGAAGGACATGGTCAGCAAGGGTGCCATGGATGCGGCGATCAGGGCCGCCGTCGCCAATGAGCGCAAGATCGGTCGCGAGATCGATACCGCCAAGGAAGACGTCCGTCCCTACGTCGGGTCGATCTCGATCGCATGTGACAGCGCCGCCGACGTCTATGGCGCCGCCCTCAAGTGCCTGAACATCGATGTCACCGGCGTTCACCCCTCGGCCTTCAAGGCGATCCTGAAGACGCAGCCGCTCCCCGGCGCCAATCCGGTTCGGCAGTCCAGCGTCACCATGGACGCCAAGGCCGTCACCTCGTTCTTCGACCGGTATCCGGAAGCGAAGTCCCACCAGGTCAAGACGCTCTAAGCGCCGGGATCATCAGTTCAACCAGATAGGCTGCCAGCAAGCGGTCTTTTTTATTGAGGAGAATCCCTATGGGCTTCCAGACACAGGTGGGCTACCAGCCCGCTCCCGCGGTGGAGGGTGACTTCGCCAGCACCAATCCGCGCGCCACGGTCCTAGCCGGTCCTGGCGGTCTCGTCTGCGGCGCTGCCGGCGTCATTGTCGGCCGCTTCGCATGGGCATCGTCCAGCTATATCGATGCTGACGGCGCTCCTGCGGTGGTCAACAGCTTCGGTTCCGGCGCTCCGACGGGCTTCGTGCACCGCGAACAGCAGGGCCTGATCCTGACTTATCTGCAGGAATCGACGATGCTCGTTCCCGCGGGCTTCCCGATCACCCTGTTCGACGCCGGTGACTTCTGGGTCAAGAACAATGGTTCCACCCAGGCTGTCCCCGGCATGAAGGCGTTCGTCGCCTTCGCCGATGGCAAGATCTCGTTCGCCGCCGCCGGCAGCGCTGCTGGCACGGCCTCCGGTTCGGCTTCGTCGATCGCAGCCGGCACATCGTCCGTCACCGGTTCGATTGCTGGCAACGTCCTGACCGTCACCGCGGTCGGCTCCGGTACCGTCTATCCCGGCACGACCATCTCCGGCACCGGTGTTGCAACCGGTACGCAGATCGTCAGCCAGTTGTCGGGCACGGCCGGTGGCATCGGTACCTATTCTGTCTCCATCCCGGAACAGACGGTCGCCTCCACCGCCATCAGCGGCACCTACGGCATTCTGACCGTCGGCGGCACCGTTGCCGGCACGTTCGGCGTCGGCCAGACCCTCAGCGGCACCAACGTCGTTGCTGGGACTGCGATCACTGCCCTCGGCACCGGCACCGGTGGCGCTGGCACGTACATCGTCAACAACAACACCGTCGTCGCATCCACTGCGATCACGGGCGCCACTGGGGTCGAAACCAAGTGGTTCTGCCGCTCGTCCGGTCTTCCCGGCGAACTCGTCAAGATGAGCTCTCGCGCACAGGGCTGATCATCCCTTCCACCTCATGAACCTTAAAGCGCCGGCTGCATGTCGCGACCGGCGGCTTCCTGATTGGAGATGCAAAATGGACTTTCATGACTATCATCAGGCTGCCGCTGCCTGGAATGCAGATCGCCCCATGTTCGAGGAGCGCGGCATCTACCTCCCCGACGTCAAGGCCTATGCCTGGACTGACGCCAAGGTCAACTACATGGCCATGGACGCCCAGCCGGCGCTTTCAACAACGGCGAACACCGGTATTCCGGCGTTCCTCACCACCCTCATCGATCCCGACGTCTATCGCGTCGTCTTCGCGCCGACCCGTGCGGCCGAGATCTTCGGTGAAACCCGCAAGGGCTCCTGGGTCGATCAGACGGCAATGTTCCCGGTCATCGAGTCGACCGGCGAAGTGTCGTCCTATGGCGACTACAACGAAAACGGCCATGCCGGCGCCAACATGAACTGGCCGCAGCGCCAGTCCTATCTCTTCCAGACCATCTCCGAATACGGTGAGCTGGAAGTCGAGCGGGCTGGCCTTGGCCGTGTCAACTGGGTCAGTGAAGTCGATGCCTCCGGTCTCACCGTGCTCAACCGTTTCCTGAACCAGACCTACTTCTACGGCGTCCAGGGCCTGCAGAACTACGGTCTCCTGAACGATCCGAACCTCTCGGCCCCGCTCACCCCGGCCACTAAGGCATACGGTGGCGTGAAATGGACGAACAACGGCCAGATCGTCGCCACGGCGAACGAGATCTTCGCCGATATCCAGGCTCTCTGGATCAAGATCATCAGCCAGACGGCGGGTATCTCCCAGCAGCCGGGCCAGATCGACCAGAATGCCAAGATGACGTTGGCCCTGTCGCCGGAATCCCTCGTCGCCATGACCGCGACGAACTCCTTCGGCGTCAACGTGGAAGATCTCCTCAAGAAGAACTTCCCGAACCTCAGCGTGATCTCCGCAGTCCAGTACGGTGCGCAGAGCGCGACGAACCCTGTCGGTATCGCCGGCGGCAACCTCGTCCAGCTCATCGTCGACAGCATCGACGGCCAGGACGTCGGTTATTGCTCCTTCAATGAGAAGCTGCGCTCGCACCCCATCGTTCGGGCGCTGTCCTCGTGGAAGAAGAAGATGACCTCCGGCACCTGGGGCGCAATCATCCGCCAGCCCGCCGGGATTTCCCAGCTTCTGGGGGTCTGATCAGCCGCATAAGCTCGGCGGGCTCCCAATTGGGCCTTTGACGATTTGGCGGCCGACCTCCCTCGGCTGCCTTTCCCGTGACGCCGACGTCTCAACTTTCAACCGGAGCATCCAATGACGCAGCAAATCACCGTCGCCTGCAAGCTTCCCCACGGCCTCGAGCTTCGCCTCTTCAAGATGGTGAAAATCAACGAGCCGACGCAGGGCGGCTATCGCACGGTCAACCGCGCCGAACCCGTATCGAACACGATCACGATCAAGGGCTACCTCGAAAAGTACCGCATCGATCTGCCGCCAGCCGCTCAGGGCGCCGCATACGCGCTTACCCATAACGTCGACAAGGAATTCTTCGACGAGTGGATGAAGCAGAACGCCGATCACGACGCGGTGAAGAACAAGCTGATCTTCGCCAGCGAGAACATCGACACCGTCACATCGATGATCAGCGAGAACGCTTCCCGCCGCAACGGCCTGGAGCCGATCAACCCGGCCAATCTGCCGAAGGGCATCCAGACCGCGACCAAGGTCGCCGCTTAAAGTCGCAAGGGAGAGAGCTGTGGGCGTTCAGGTCACATTCGACTATCAGCAATGGGCCGCGACGTTTCCGCAGTTCTCTCCCAATCTCAGCCAGACACAGGTCACGGATCTTATCCTGCCGATTGCCGAGGTCTATTGCCGCAATGATGGCGGCGGACCGGTCAGCAAGGCGGAGACGCAGTCCGTTCTTCTCAATCTGATGGTCGCGCATGTCGCCACCTTGATGTTCGGTCCGAACGGCGCCGGCATCACTGGGGCAGGCGGCAGCGGGATCGTGGGGCGCATCAGCAGCGCCACCGAAGGCAGCGTTTCGGTCTCGGCTGAGTTCCCGACGACGCCGAACAATGCCTGGTTCTTGCAGACGACGTTTGGCGCGGCCTTCTGGGCTGCGACTGCCGCCTACAGGACCATGAGGTACATCCCGGGCCCAAGGCGCCGCATCAACCCATGGCTCAACCAATGAAGGAGTCCGACATGGACAAGGAACTTCGCAAGGAATTCCGCGAATGGAAAGCGGAGGTCGATGATCGCCTCGACCGTCTAGAAGCCGAACAAAAGGCCAAGGACGTAGTCTCGTCAGATCCGGCCCCGCAGCCAACTTCGAGCAAGAAAGCCGCTGCTGAGGCAGCATCGTCCGAAAAGGATGCCAACTGATGGATATCGACGCTCACGAAAAGCACATCCGCGCGCTGCTGGCGTTCAAGGAACGGTTCGAGCCGATGCTGGCCGAAATGCAGGCTCAATACGAAGCCTACATCCAGGAGCAGCAGAAGGCCGAGGTTGAAGGCGAGCCTCCGATCAGCCCGGAGCCTCAGCAGGAGCCCGAAGGTTCAGGCGACCCCGCAGACGGCGATGCTAATGCTCCCGCAGCCGATGAAGCGCCGCAGGATGAACTGACGCCTGGCGAAGCCCCTGATGGCGATGCAGACGGTCAGGACCAACCGGCAGCCGATGCGCCCGCAGAGGACGCGCCGCAGGACGCAGGCGACATCGCTGAAGCACCGATCGCAGAAGAGGCAGAGAAGGCCGCAGATGAGCCTGCCGCTGACGTCGCCGACGCACCTGCCGAGCAGGAAGCGCCTGCCGCCGCCCCTGAACCTGAAGAGCCACCGCCGGCCGCTGCCTGATGGTCACGCTGAAGGGCGGCGATAAGCTCGCTGCGGCGCTGGCGGAGATCGCCAAGAACGTCCAGAAGGCATCGTCGGTGGATATTGGCTTCCTCGAAGGGTCGACCTATCCCGATGGGAAGTCGGTCCCCGAGATCGCGGCTATCCAGGAGTTCGGTGCTCCAAAGGCTGGCATCCCGCCACGTCCGTTCTTCCGCACCATGATTTCCGCCAAGAGCCCGGAATGGCCAGATGCCGTCGGCAATCTGCTGGTCAGCAACGGCTACGACGCGGCAAAGACGCTCGGGCAGACCGGAGAGGCGATCAAGGGCCAGTTGCAGCAGTCGATCATCGACACGTTCAACCCGCCGCTCAGCCCGGTCACGCTGATGCTGCGCAAGATGCGCGCCGAAGATCCCGATCTTGTTGTGACGGGCAAGACGGTCGGCGAGGCCGCGCGGCGCGTGAAGGCCGGCGAAAGCACAGAAGGCGTCTCCACGAAACCACTGGTGGATTCCGGAGTGCTCCTGTCGAGCGTGGATTACGAAGTAAAATCGTAAGGAATTGAGCAAATGAAGCTGAGATACGTTGTTGCGGCGATACTCCTTATCGGAATTACGGCCGCTTGGGCTCAAACGGCTATTATCACCGGAAACGAGTTCCAGACGGCAACGCCTGGGAAAACCGTCTCCGGCGTCGTCACTATGTGCATCAACGGCAGCAACCAGGCGATCCCATGCCCGACCGGCGGCTCAACATCCGTCACGCAAGGGACGGACCCGTGGAATGTCGCCTATAACATTCCATCCGTTGCGAAGACGGTAGTAGGCTGCACCGTAGCGGCGACTTCCGGCGCTTGCCTGGGGGCAAACCCACGTGCGTGGGTGGAAATACAGAACACATCCGCATCGGCGACCGTCGCATGCTCCTGGGTTGGTGCCGCCACGCTCAATGGCACGACATCGTTCATGCTGGCGCCGGGTCAAAGCGCATCGTGGGGACCGACGACCGGCGGAGCGCCCAACCAGGCACTCAACTGCATCGCTTCGGCTGGAGCTACGCCGCTATATGTGGAACAAAATTAAGTTCGGCGGGCAAACTAATGAATTTACACGGAATTGTGGCGTCGGCCATTGGCACGGTTAACCCGTTTGTCTCTGCCACAATGCAGGTCAGCACCGGGTATACGACCAATCCGGACGGGTCTCGTGTCCCCACCCACAACACCGTGACCGGTCAAGTTCAGGTCCAGGCTTTGACATACAAGGACCTGAAGCAGTTGGAGGGCATCAACATGAATGGTGCCGCCCGGGCCATCTATTTCTATGGCGAGTTCAATGGAGTCCTTCGCGCCCGTCAGAAGGGCGGCGATATCGTCACGCTCGCGGACGGTCCGAACGTCGGGAAGTGGCTGATCGTGCAGATGCTGGAAACGTGGCCGGACTGGTGCAAGGCGGCCGTGGTGCTGCAGACGGATTGATCGATCATGCCATTGCTGCCACCGTCACCCACGCAGTCCAATATCCTGACGGCGCTGCGATCCTTCCTGCTGTCGATCCTGCCAGCCGGGACGGAAGTCGTGCAGGGCCAGGAGAACCGCGTACCCGAACCGATCGGCGATGATTTCGTAATCATGACGCCGTTCCTGCAAAACCGTTTGGCAACGAATATCGACACCTATGCCGACGTCTCGTTCACCGCCTCAATTGCGGCGACCGTGATGACGGTGACAGCGGTTGAATTCGGGACATTGGCCATCGGGCAGATCGTGTTCGGCGTGGGCGTCTCTGCACTGACCACCATCACCGCGCTTGGAACCGGAACAGGCGGAGTGGGAACCTATACCGTCTCCGCCGCGCAAGCGGTTCCGAGCCGTAAGATGGCATCTGGCAGCGAAACCCTGATGCAGCCGACCCGCGTCACGGTGCAACTCGACGTGCACGGCGACAACGGCGCGGAGAATGCGCAGACCATCTCGACCCTGTTCCGCGACGACTACGCGGTGCAGGCCTTCAAGACGTCAGGCTTCGATGTCGTCCCGCTCTACGTGAGCGATCCGAAGCAATTGCCGTTCGAAAATGAAAACCAGCAGGTCGAAAGCCGCTGGGTGATCGATGCCGTGATGCAGGCCAACCAGGCCCTGTCTGGCGTCCCGCAACAATTCGCAGACGAGCTCGATATCGCAGTCGTCGATGTCGAAGCCGCATACCCCGCCTAATCCGTCCTCACAGAAGGAAGACGACCTTGACCACAATTCCAGCTTCGGCGCTTGTGAATGTAATCCCGAACGTGCTGAACGCCGGCGGCAATGCGCTCGTTCTGAACGGCCTCATCCTGACGAACAACTCCCGCGTTCCGGCGGGGCAGGTGCTATCCTTCCCGAATGACGGGGTTTCGGTCTCGACCTATTTCGGCCCGTCGGCCAAGGAAGTCGAGATCGCGGACATCTACTTCAACGGCTTCAACGGCTCGACGCAGAAGCCGGCGGATATCCTGTTCACGCAGTATAACCCGGCGGCGGTCGCTGCCTATCTGCGCGGCGGTCCGGTCAACACGCTGACCATTCCTCAGATCCAGGGCCTCAGCGGCTCTTTGTCGATCGTCGTCGATGGCTATACCTACAGCGCCGCAAGCATCATCCTGTCGTCGGCCACCAGCTATTCGGCCGCTGCCACGCTGATCAAGACCGCGCTGAACGCCAGCCTTCCGGCGGCAGCGAGCTTTACCGGCGCCATCGCCGCGGCAACGGCATCGGTGACGGCGTCGATCTCCGGCAATGTCATGTACGTCACCGCCGTGACCTCCGGCACGCTGGTCCCCGGCGCCATCATCTCGGGCACCGGCGTCACGGCTGGCACGCAGATCAATTCCCAGCTTTCCGGCACGACTGGCGGCATCGGCACGTATGCCGTGTCTCAGACGCAGGTTGTCGCCAGCGAGACGATCTCGGCCACCTATGGCACGCTGACGGTTTCGGCGATGACCTCGGGCACGCTCTCCGTCGGCCAGACGATCGGCGGCGGCGCGACGGTGGCAGGCACGCAGATCACGGCGCTGGGCACGGGCACGGGCCTGACCGGCACCTATTTCGTCCAGACCACGCAGACCGTTGCCAGCGGGGCTTTGACGGCGACAGGGTCGGCGCTCAATGTGACCTTCGATTCCGTCTCGGGCGGCTTCATCATCACTTCCGGTTCCACGGGGGCGCAGTCCACGATCCAGTTCCCGACCGGCACGCTGGCCGCTCCTATCTTCCTGACCTCGGCAACCGGTGCCATCCTGTCCCAGGGTGCGGCTCCCGCTTCGCCGTCGGCCTTCATGACGAATATCACGCAGGTGACGCAGAACTGGGCGTCGTTCATGACGATCTTCGATCCGGACGGCGGCTCCGGCAGCGTTCAGAAGCAGGCATTCGCATCGTGGACCAATAGCAAAAACAAGCGCTACGCCTATATCGCATGGGATGCCGATATCACCCCCACCCAGAGCAACAATGCGACCAGCAGCTTTGGCCACATCATCCAGGCCGCGGAGATGAATGGCACATGCGCGATCTACGATCCGACCAATGGCGTCGATATCGCGGCCTTCGTCTGCGGCACCGCTGCCTCGATCGACTTCGAGGCAACGAATGGGCGCATCACCTTCGCCTTCCGTGGACAGGATGGCCTTACCGCTGGCGTGACGACCGCCACTGCGGCGGATAATCTGATCGCCAACGGCTATAACTTCTACGGCGCCTATGCCACGGCCAACCAGCAGTTCTTGGAATTCCAGCCAGGCGGCGTCTCCGGTGAGTTCCAGTGGCTCGACAGCTACATGAACCAGATCTGGCTCAACAACGCGCTTCAGCTGGCCTTGATGGAGCTCCTGCAGAACATCAATTCGGTACCCTACAACACGGCCGGATACGAATTGATCAAGCAGGCCTGTGCCGATCCGATCAACGCCGCCCTGAACTTTGGCGCCATCCGCGCTGGGGTCACGCTGTCCTCGCTTCAGACGGCACAGATCAACACGGCGGCCGGCGCCAAGGTCAGCGACGTTCTGCAAATCCAGGGCTGGTATCTCCAGGTCAAGGATGCCTCTCCTCAGGTCAGGCAGGCCCGGCAGACGCCGCCGTGCAATTTCTGGTACCTCGACGGCCAGAGCGTCCAGCAGATCACGCTGAGCAGCGTTCTCGTTCAGTAATCACTCCCGCAAAATTTAGGAGACAATCATGGCGACAATCACTTCCGCCAATGCGATCGTCATGCTCAGTATTCCCGGGCTGTTCGATGTTCCTCAGCAGATCCAAGGGTTCTCTGCGGACAACATCTACACCCAGGACACGCTGGAAGTGACGCAGACCTCGATGGGCGTCGACGGCAAGCTGTCCGGCGGCTTCGTCTTTACCGCGGTCTCGCAGACCTTCACGCTGCAGGCGGACTCCCCGTCCAATGTCATTTTCGACACATGGGCGCAGAACCAGCGCCTGCTGAAGGACGTCTATGTCGCGCAGGGGCGCATCACGCTTCCCTCGATCGGCTTCCAGTACGTCCAGACCAAGGGCTTCCTGATCAGCTATCCGCCGCTGCCCAGTGCTGCAAAGACGCTCCAGCCCCGCGCTTACCAGATCCAGTGGGAAAGCGTCGTACCGCAGCCGAACTAAGAGGTGATCTTGTGGCTCGCAAAGAAATCGATATCACGATCTCGGAAGGATCGCCGGAGACCAATCGGGACTTCGGCAAAACCTTCCATATTCGTGAGATGTCAGCGTCTCAGGCAGAGAAATGGGCGGTTCGTATGCTCATGATCGCCACGAAGTCCGGTGCTGATATCGGGAATGCCGAAGGTCTCGGGATGGCTGGTATCGCCATGCTCGGCGCCGAAGCGGTGATGAAGGCAAACTTCGGTGAAATCGAGCCGTTGCTCGACGAGATGATGGAGTGTGTCACCATCAAGCCGGATCGCGGCAATCCGAACGTGGTCCGGGGCCTGATCGAAGACGATATCGAAGAGATCAAGACCCGTTTCGAACTACGCCGCGAGGTGCTGAAGCTCCACATGGGTTTTTCGCAACAAGACAGCGGGTCGACGCAGACCGGGTCGCCGCCCCAGGAAGCGCCAACGTCCTCGAATATCCCAACATTCCCCGAACCATCGGTGCGGTTCTCTCAATCTCCCAAAACAAAACACAAGCCCTAAGGGACTTGGACGAGCATCTGTCGATCGAAGACGTCTACGACATTCTCGAGGTCGCGACGGTCGACGGATACAACATGCAAACCTTGAGAGAAGCAGCGAAGAGGAGGGGATGATTTGGCGACTGTCGTAGATTCCCTCATCATCACACTGGGCTTGGACCCGGCGCAGTTCAACAAGGGTCAGAAGGAAGCCGCCAGCGCCTTCGTCAAGACGCAGCAGCAGGCTGAAAAGTCCGGCAAGCAGATCGAGGATTCGGCCAAGAAGACGGCCAATGCGATTTCGTCCGTCACCCGCGAAGTCCTGTCGCTCTATGCCGTGTTTCTCGGCGCACGCGGCATCAAGGAATTCGTCCAGGATCTGACGCTGGCAGATGCAGCCCTCGGTCGCTTCGCGCGCAACCTCAACGAATCGCCCCAGACCATCGCGGCATGGGGCAACGCTGCCGAGCGCATGGGCGGCTCTGCCGAGGCAACGGCAGGCTCCTTCGAGCGGATCGGCAAGGCTCTCTATGATCTGCATCGCAATGGCCAGATGCTGCCGAAGGAGTTCTCGCAGCTCCAGGCCCTGACCGGCCGGCGCATCGATACGGAACACGGCGTCGATCGCTTCCTGAAGGATACCGCCGGCGCGCTGAAGGCCATGTCGGCCATCGATCCGGCACAGGCGCATTTCCTCGCCCAGGGGATGGGCATCGACGACGCCACGGCGAACGTCATGATCAAGTATGGCGATGCCATCGGCGCCTACATTGATCAGATCAAGAAGCTGTCGCCGACCGGGGATGCCATCAAGGCGGCACAGGATCTCCAGGATAAGTGGGCGACCCTTCAGCAGACAGCTGTGGCTCTGGCAAACACCATCCTTGGCACCCTCGGTCCCGAACTGTCTAAGCTGCTCACGCAGATGACGGATTGGGTCACGAAGAACAGCGACTGGCTGCAGAGCGGCATCGTCGAGGCGGTCAAGAATTTTGCCGATTACCTGAAGAGCATCGACTGGGCAGCGGTCGGAGACGGGCTTCGAACCTTCGGCGAAGACGCTCACAAGGTGGCAGACGCCATCGGTGGAATAACGACCGCTACAGAAGCGCTTTTCCTGCTTTGGGCAGGGAGCAAGGCACTTGGCGTGATCGCCTCTATGCGGACTGCCGTAGGCGGTGGCGCGGCGGCCGGCGGCGCTGCCAGTGGCGGCGGTCTCATGGCGCTGTTCGGCAAGATCTTTGCAGTCGCCGGTGCCGCATACATGCTGACCGATGCATCACCAGGACCAAGTCAGGAAAAGATCAAACAAGCCGACAAAAACGCTTGGTACAACAGGCCATCTTCAAATCAGCCGGATTATGGTGCGCTGACCAGAGATCCGAGCCTGCATGGTGAGGCTCTTGCGGGGAATTCGATTGTCGACGGCCGTCCCGTCTCCAAGGGAAACCCGTTGCCCGTCGTCATCTCCGACAATGGTTCGAGCGGCGGCGGCTTCTGGGGCAAGGTCGGCAACGCGATCAGTTCCTTTTTCGGCGGCGGCAGTTCATCGGGCAGCGAAAACAATTCCTCGAGCTCGCCGCTCAAGGCCAGCGGCCCGTCGGCCGGCGTGCGCGGATGGTGGACGAAGGATCGCCAGCAGCATGCCTATGAGCGCCTGACGAAAGAGGCGGGGCTCAGCGATGCAGGCGCGAAGGGATTGATCTCGCGGTGGATGAACGTCGAGGCCTCAGGCGGCCCAGGTTCCGTCAACTCGATCGGGGCAACAGGCATTGCGCAGATGCTGGGGTCGCGAAAGCAGCGTCTGATGCAGATGTCTGCTCAAAGCGGTACGCCGTGGAAGGACTATGACCTTCAGCTCAGTCACATCATCGAGGAGCTCAAAGGTTCCGAGAGGAAGGCGGGAGACCGGCTGCGCAATGCGAAGACAGCCTCGGACGGCGCTATCGGCGCCAGCATGTACGAGCGGGCAGAGGGGTATAACTCTCTCACCGGGCGCGACAACTTCACCGGCCGCACGCTCGGCGGTATGCGCGGCATCGGCGATTATGTCGGTTCCGTGCTGTCTGGGTCGGCTCTCTCTTCGATCCAGAACGACCATCGCGTGACCACGTCGAGCTCTTCGAACGAAATGAATGTCGGCACTATCAACGTCAACGCGCCGAACGCCACGGATTCGAAGGGCATCGCCAGCAGCATCACCGATAGCCTGTTCCGGCAGACGTTGGCGGCAACGGCAAACTACGGGCCTCGATAATGGCGTTTCCAGTCAATGTTCCGAATGTCCCAGGTGTTCCATCGGTGCTCTTTGCCGCCGGCGCTGGGCAGTTGCTGAGCTTCTTGACGGGGGATGCCGCAGGACTTTTCCTCGGGGCTTTGTTGCAGCAGCCGTGGGGCATCTATTCCGGCGGAGCTCCGGTCGTCCTGTCCGACAATGTGGTCAGCTTCGACTACCGGCAGCAGTTTTCGATATCGGATTTCCCCGTCGAGCGCGGGGGATTTCAGAGCTATGACAAGGTCCAGATCCCGTTCGATGCCCGGTTCCGGTTCACCGCTGGCGGATCGGAGGCGAACAGAACGGCCTTTCTCGCCTCGATCGCTGCCGTCATTGGCGATCTGAACCTCTACACCGTGGTGACGCCGGACGCGATCTATCCATCCGTCAACCTCACGCATTACGATTATTCGAGGTCGGCACGAAACGGTGCTGGCCTGCTCACGGTCGACGTCTGGGGACTTGAGGTTCGGGAGACCGCCACGGCGGCCATGTCGAGCACACAGAGCCCTACGTCGGCGGCTCAGGTCAATGGCGGCACGGTACAGGCAACGCAGGCGTCACCGCTCCAGGAGGCGCAGACAGGCTCCATAAGGTCCCATGGCGGACGGCAGGCGGGATGATAAAATGCTGATCGTTCCGCTCCAGCCGATCCCGAACCAGACGGTCACCGTGACGCTCAATGATCAGGTGACGCAGTTGAACGTCTACCAGACGGTCGGCGGCCTATTCATCGATGTGCTGGTGAACAACGTGCTGATCATCGGCGGCGTCATCTGCCAGGATCTCAATCGGATCATCCGATCGCTCTATCTCGGGTTTTCAGGCGATCTGGCCTTCATCGATAATCAGCCGGAGATCGTCTACGGGCAGAAGGTCTACAGCGATCCTCATTATTCCGGCCTCGGCACACGGTTCAGCCTGGCCTACCTGTTCCCGGATGAGCTTCTGACGAACGAGGGTTAGTTGCCGACGCGGGTGAGGGCGTCCTCGGCCATGAGCTTGAGGTCGCCATAACAATGCTCCTCGGCATATCCGGCCGCGACACAGAAATGGACGTAGGATTCGACAAGTGGCGCGCAGCTCATGGCCAGCGCTGATGCACTGTCTCCGCCCATCATCTTGATCTGCCGCAAAGCGTCCTTGTCTCCGAGGGCTCGGCCATAGGAGCAGTTCGCAAACGCTGAGGCGTTCGTGATCATGTTTTCCATGTCCTGGCTTGTGCCTGCATGGGCCTGGTCGATGCACGAGGAGACCATGAAAAGAACGCCAAAGGCAGCGCATCCGATCAGGAAACGGGTGAGCTTGGGAAGCAGGATCGCCACGACGATCAGGATGAGCAGGGGACCGATGAACATGCCTCAAATGTGCGCCTCTGTCGGGCGATAAACAAGATAGGGCGGATGGTTCTGCATGTCATTTTCGCAAAAACTAATTAACGTCCAATTCAACCTCGCCAACGGCAAGTTCGAAGGTGGAGGAAATACCGCTACAATCAGTGGCTTGCGCGTATCTGCTCATATAACGAATACGGGCGGGGCATCGCAAAGCTGGTTGGAAGCAGCGATCTACGGCCTGCCGCTTTCGCTGATGAACCAGCTTTCGACGGTGGGGACGCAGTCCTACAAGATCTACCAGAACAGCATCACGGTCGAGGCCGGCGATACCGAGACGGGCATGACGCTGGTCTTCGGCGGCGAAATCGTGACAGCCTTCGTCGATGCGCAGTCAATGCCTCAGGTCTGTTTCCGGGTGACGGCAAGGCCTGGCGCTTTCCATGCCATCAAGCCGGTGACGCCGATCAGCATTCGCGGCTCGGCCGATGTCTCTGGGATGATGTCCGGTCTGGCAAAGCAGATGGGGCTCGGCTTTGAGAATGCAGGCGTCACAGCCAAGCTCGCCAATCCCTATTACGCGGGGACGGCGCTGCAGCAGGCCCTGACGATTGCCAAACATGCCGGCATCGACATGATCATCGAGCGCAACACCATGGCGATCGTGCCGCCGGACAAGGCCAGGGAAGGCGAGGCGGTGCTCATCTCGCCGCAGACAGGCATGGTCGGCTATCCCGCGTTCAATCAGGCAAACGTCCTGGTCAAGGCGCTGTTCAACCCGTCGGTGACCTATCTCGGTTCGATCGAGGTCAAGAGCGATCTCACCCCGGCCAATGGGAAGTGGAAGGTCAATCGTTTGGAATACGAGCTTGAAACGATGGTTCCGCAAGGCAAGTGGTTCATGCTGATGGAAGGCGTCCAGATCGGGCAGACGGTGCCATGACGGAAGGATATTTCGGGCAACGCGGCATTACCGACTCCACGTCTGAGACGAATGCCATTCAGTTCCTCATCCGCCAGGCGATGGGCGAGGTTCGTACCGGCATTCCGGTCAAGATCATTGCCGTGCATGGCGGCGGCGTTGGCGCGGCGCCGACCGTCGATGTCCAGCCTGTCGTCACGCAGATCGACGGCCAGGGGAACCAGACGCCGCATGGCATCATCTATGGCATTCCTGTCTCTCGCAGCCAGGGCGGGGCAGCCGGCATCATCATGGACCCTGTGGTGGGCGACGTCGGGCACATGGTCATCAGCGATCGTGATACGTCGGCGCTGAGGTCCAATAAAGGGGACCAATCCAACCCCGGCTCGTTTCGCATGCATGATCCGGCCGATGGCGTCTATCACGGCGCCATGCTCAACCCGGTGACGCCGAACCGATATATCAACATGAATGGACCCGGCATCACGCTGGCCGATGAGTTCGGGAACACGATCATCACCGGGGCAGCGGGTATCCTGATCAATGGCGTGCTGATCGACCGAACAGGAAAGGTCACGGCGCCCAGCGATGTCATCGCAAACCCGGGAAACATCTCGCTCGTGCACCACGTCAACACCGACGTCCTTCATGGCTCCGATGATTCCGGCCCTCCAAAGGCAAGCTGATGCAGACGCTTCTTCTCGATACGGTCTCATGGGATCTGACGGTTGATACCGCCGGCAACATCGCAGTCGCCAGCGATCCCTATTCGCAGGCCCAGGATGCAGCCAGTGCAATCAGGACGTTCGAAGCCGAGGTCTATTACGATACGACCCTCGGCATTCCGTATTTCCAGCAGGTGCTCGGTTATGCACCGCCGCTGTCACTGCTCAAGGCCTATTTCAATTCGTCTGCTCTGACGGTTCCGGGCGTCACCAACGCCCAGTCGTTCATCATATCGTGGCAGGACCGCACCATCCGCGGTCAGGTGCAGATCAAAAACGATGCCGGTCAAGTCTCGGCTGCAGGGTTCTAATCACATATGGCAACCTCAGTTCCTCAGCCGTCGTTTGGCCTGACCGGCTTCATCATTCCGTCCGCGACAACGGTGCTCGATGGCGTCACGGAAGATATCAATGAAGCGTTTGGCGGCAATCTCAACCCGGCGCTGAACACGCCACAGGGGCAGTTGGCATCGAGCGAGGCGGCCGTCGTCGACAACGTCAATCAGACGTTTCTCTTCCTGACGCAGCAGTTCGACCCGGCCTATGCCTCGGGGCGCTATCAGGATGCATTGGCGCGGATTTATTTCCTCGAGCGCAATCCGGCGCAGCCGACTGTGGTGCAAGCGCTATGCACCGGCCTCGAGGGGGTCGTCATTCCGGTCGGCGCGTTGGCTCTCGCTGAAGACGGCAACCAGTATCTCTGCACTGAAGCGGGCACGATCCCGGCTACTGGCAACATCACGCTGACGTTCGAATGCACCGTCGTCGGTCCAATCCCGTGCCCCGCCGGCACGCTGAACCAGATTTACCGGAGCATTCCTGGATGGGATGCCATCGACAACGTCTCGGATGGGGTGCTTGGCAACAATGTGGAGGGCAGGGCGGCGTTCGAGACGCGTCGGGCTGCGTCGGTAGCTCTGAACTCGAATGGCTCGCTTCCGTCCGTCCTCGGGGCTGTGCTGGCCGTTCCGAACGTGATCGACGCCTTCGTTACGGAGAACGATTCCAATTCACCTCAGACCATCGGCGGCGTCTCGCTCAATGCGAACTCGCTCTATGTCGCGGTGGTCGGCGGAGAAGCTGCCGACGTCGCCCAGGCCATATGGTCACGGAAAGCGCCGGGATGCGCCTACAATGGCAACACGACGGTGACCGTGCTCGATACCAGCGCGGGCTATGTGCCGCCATATCCGGCCTATTCGGTCTCGTTTGAGATCCCGGCACCGCTGCCGATCCTTTTTGCCGTCAATCTGAACGACAGCACGATGGTTCCCGCCGATGCTGAGACGCAGATCAGAAACGCGATCATCAGCGCTTTTGCCGGCGGCGATGGTGGACCTCGGGCGAAGATCGGCACGACGCTCTACGCCAGCCGGTTCTATGCGCCTGTCGCAGCCCTTGGTTCATGGGCGCAGATCATCTCGATCGAGATCGGGTCGATCAACAATGCCTCGGCCGCGTTCACAGGCTCGATAGCAGGAACGACGCTGACTGTCTCGGCCATCGCCTCCGGCACGCTGGCGGTCGGACAGACGCTTTCCGACACGACAGGCAATCTCGTCGTCGGAACCTTGATCACCGCACTGGGCACGGGCTCTGGGGGAACTGGCACCTATACGGTGTCCTCGTCCCAGACCGTCGGCTCGGAAAGCATGAAAGCCGCCGTGGCAAACCGGTTCGATATCGATGTTCGGATCGATCAGGTGCCAACGGTATCCGCCAATGACATCGTGGTGACGCTGAGCTGATGGTCGATACAGGTCCGCCATATCCAAGGCCTCCGGCCGGTATTCCGAACGGCATCGGTCAGTTTGAAATAGGCGTCAGTCCGATCGGGACCTATCCCGGCTTCGATGTCTGGCAGACGGTGATCTCGCAATATGCGAACTCGCCCATCCTGACGCAACTGATCCTTGATATCGATGCCTATATCGACCAAACGCAGAACCTGGATGTCTTCTACGATTTTGTTCTCAACCTCGATACGGCTGAAGGGTACGGCCTCGATGTGTGGGGGAGGATCGTCGGCGTCAACCGCGTCCTCCAGGTCAATGCCGGCAACTGGTTCGGCTTCGAGGAAGCAACGCCGGGCTCCTACACCTTCGGGCAGGGGTCGTATTATTCAGGCACGTCGCTGACGAGCAATTATGCCCTCTCGGACGAAGCCTATCGGACGCTGATCTTCGCCAAGGCCGCGGCGAACATCACCAATGGCTCTATTCCGGCGATCAACCGGATCCTGATGATGCTGTTCCCCAATCGAGGGAATGCATATGTCACGGAAGGATCGCAGCAGGGCGAGTGGTTCGGCTTCGCGGAATCGGTCAACGCCCAAGGCTTCAACCAGGCCGCCTTCTATAGCGGGTCTGCGCTCGCCTCGATGACCATGTCGTATGTTTTTGAGTTCCAGCTTTCGTCCGTGGAGCTCGCAATCGTTCAGAATTCAGGCGTCTTGCCGAAGCCGACCGGCGTAGCGGCATCCGTCGTCATCCTCTAAAAATCAAAGGATCACCCCTATGAAGGCATCCGATATCCCATCGGAGACTTTTCCGATTCCGTTCGCTGACAGTGCTGGGGGTGGCTACATCCATCAGGTCCCGGTTGCGTCGCAGATCGGAATAACCAACGGGGCTGCGTCTCTGACGGACGGGTTCCCGCCGCTTAACTTCCTTCCGGTTGGATCTGGCGGCGTTCCTCCCTTCGGGCAGGACATGAACGGCATCCTGAACCAAGTCACACAGTGGACGCGGTGGCAGAATGCCGGCGGCCTGGCGCAATACGATTCCGCTTTCTCTACCGCGATCGGCGGATATCCCAAGGGAACTTTGCTTGCCGGAACCACGGCCGGCGTCGTCTATCTCTGCATCGTCGACGACAACACGACCAATCCGAACTCCGGCGGCGCCGGATGGATCGTCATCGGGACATCGTCCGCCATCCTCAACAACAGCTACACCTATGCGCCCGACACCGGGACGGCTACGGCTCTGGTCGCAACACTTTCTCCTGTGCCGACCGCCTATGTCACGGGCATGGAATTCGTTGTCAAAACAGCAAATGCGGCGGTCGGCGCGGCGACGATCAACCTCAATGGCCTTGGTGCAAAGAGCATCGTTGATCAGTCCGGGGCGCCAATCATCCCGGGATTTTGGCAGGCAGGTGATTTCCTGACCATGCTCTATGACGGCACAAGCGTCAGAGTGATCGGCGGGAATACGATCTCGGCAACGCTGTTCTCTTCGACGAATGGAAATACCCAGTCGTTGACGAACAACAATCCAACGACAGTTCTATTTGCCACCGCAGGTGGGTCGACCAATTTCGGCACTTACACGACGTCTGTTTTCACGTTCACTCGATCCGGCGTTTACGCCATTTCGGCTGCGATCGTGGAGGGCCTGACGTTTACCGGGACGCCTGGGACGTCGGGAATTCTCGAAACCCGGAAAAATGCAACGCCGATCATCGGCAGCCACATCACCAGCCAGTCGAGCCAAGCATCGCCGGTGTCGTTCCCGATGTCTTCGACCGTGGTCGCAACTGTTTTGGCCGGCGATCAGATCACGATCGTCACCAACATCGTTGCTGCATCCGGATTTACCGCGGCCTCGGCAACCTCCGTCTCCCTCTCCATTACGCCGATCTCCTGATCAGGATAAAAAGGCAACCATCATCATGATCAAGTTTCTCGCCTCACTTCTCGCGGGGCTGTTTCTAAGTTCCTTGGCGCTTGCCCAATCGTCTCCGGGGCTGACATATGGGCAGGTTCCGACGGCGGGGCAGTGGAATAGCTATTTCGCGGCGAAGCAGGATGTTCTTGGCTTCACGCCGCTGAACCAGGCCGGCGGCACGATGACGGGGCGCTTGCGGATAGCGCCGTCCACCACCGTTCAATCTGGCCTTCAGGTCCTTCCCGGCGTTGCTCCAACTGTCCCGAGCAACGGCGACGTTTGGCTGACCGGCGTCGGTCTATATTATCAGGCGGGGGGATCGACCTTCGGACCTGTTGGCGGCGGCACGATCACGGGTCCTGGATCATCGACCATTGGCGATATCGCGATCTTTTCGAATACGCTCGGCACGGCTCTTTCCGATAGCGGGAAGGCCCTCCCGGCCGGCGCGATTGTCGGAACGACCGACACGCAGACCTTGACGAACAAGAGCATATCGGCGTCTCAGGTCAATTCCGGCACGCTTGCCGCGGCCCAGTTGCCAAATGCCGGCGTGGTGACGGGTGGCGTGATCACCGGAACCTATCCGGCGCTGACGATCGGCAGCAGCCAGGTCGCGAACTCGATGCTCGCGAACATGGCGACCTTGACCGTCAAGAGCAATATGACGGGATCTCCGGCAGCGCCTGCGGATAATACGTTGACATCGCTGTTCGATACTCAGCTTGGCTCTACGTGGGGCTCTGTTGCGTATCGGGGAACGAGCGGCTGGACATCTCTCGCGCCGTCTTCCGGTAACTTCCTGCAGTCGAATGGTGTGGGCGCAAACCCCTCATGGGCGGCGATATCGTCGACCGGCATCATGGGGCACCGCCTAACGGTTTCGACCGGTGTACCGGTGCTCTCCGGCTCTGTGGCCTCGGCCACCACAATCTATTCGACGCCCTATGAGAGCGACGTGTTGCTGCTGTGGAACGGCACGCAGTTTCTGCCGACCCATTGCGCCGAAACATCGCAATTGCTGAGCGATGCCACCAAATCGCCGGCAGCGGCCGTGGCGGCATCCAACTACGATCTTTTCGCATGGAACGATAGCGGCACTTGCCGCGTGACCCGCGGGCCGGTCTGGACGAATGCCACTACACGTGCTCTCGCGCTGTCCCGAGCCAATGGCGGCATCCTCACCAACTCGACGTCGATCACCAATGGACCGGCGGCCGCGTTTGGAACCTACATGGGAACCATTCGAACCGATGCAGGCGGAGCGACCGTCTCCTTTATCCCAAGTGCCACGGCCTCGGCATGCGGCGTCACCAATCTGCCGATCTGGAACATGTACAACCGGGTACCGATCCAGGCCTTCAATCTGTCGAGCACAGCATCGCACACGTATACCTCGTCGACGTGGCGTCAGTATCAAGGAAGCGCAAACTGCGCCATTACCTTCGTACAGGGGCTTGCCGAGGACAACATCACGGCCTTCGTCGCCTCCAAAACGCAGATCGCGGTTTCCAACGGCGGACTTGCCATATCGGTCGGACTGGATTCCACAACCACTCCATCGTCGACCCTTGCCATTTTCCAGACGCCTGCATTCACCTTCACAAACTCGATTTCGAGCATGGTGAGCGTAAACTATAACGCAGGTCCGGTTTTGGGATATCACGCGATTAATGCGTTGGAGCAGGGCGACAATACGAACGCGAACACGTTCGCCGACCTGAACTATTACAATCTGTCTCTGTCTACACGTTATTAATCTAGGAGAAATCTATGTCTTTTCTCGATACGATATCGGCGGCGCTCAGATGGTCCTACGTATCCTTCGGATTTCGCGAGCGCACGGATACACTGCCTAGCCATATGGCCGTATGTGTGATGCAACCAACGGACGATCATAACACTATGGCTCTAGATTTGGCCCCAGGTCCCTTAGCCGTGCCAAATGCAGATAATGGGTTGACATGGTTCGACCTGTGCAGCACCTCCGTGGTGGATAATCCTACCTCTTCTGTGTTCACTTTGCGGTTAGGTGTGAAGCCGAATGCAGTAGAGATTGGATCGCGGGCTTTCAACGGGGCCGGCATACGAGCCTTGCATTTGATCCAAGATCGGACGGTCGCGATGAGGATTGAGCTGGACGGCAGCAATCAGCCGCTGATCACTTGCTATGGTCCCGTTCGGGCTCCAGCTTTCGTAACAATCCCATCACTGGCTGGCGCTCAACCATAAGTTTTTTCGCGTCCAGATTGATCTAGCCATCAAGAGATGGTAGCCCGACTATCAAAGGGCAAAATCATGGACCTGATATCAAATTCCAAGAAAATTGGGAGCGACGGATCGGCTCGGAACGACCGGTTCAGGCAAGATATCAACGCCCTACGGGCGATCGCTGTTGTGGCGGTTGTCCTCTATCATTTCCGCGTGCCTTTCTTTCAAGGCGGGTTCGTCGGGGTTGACGTCTTTTTCGTCATCTCCGGATACCTGATGACGCAGGTAATCTACCGGAGGCAAATCAAGGGCGATTTCTCCATCGCGGGATTTTACGCCTCCCGCGTCCGGCGCATCGTCCCGGCGCTGTTCGCGACCTTGGCCGCTCTCCTCGTCATCGGGTTCTTCGTTTTGACGCCGCTCGACTACAGCCGGCTCGCCAGATATGGCGCATCGGCCATCGGCTTCTATTCCAATTTCGTCTTTGCGGGCGAAAGCGGATATTTTGCTGACGGTACCCAATCGAACTGGCTTCTCCACACCTGGTCGCTTTCCGTCGAGTGGCAATTCTACCTTTTGTTCCCGCTGCTCTTGATCGCATCGTTCCGTTGGAGGAGAGGGGCGGGGAACAGGGTTTTGTTCCTATGCTTAGGGTTGGCATCTCTGGCATTTTCAATCTACGAAACCGGTGTTTCCAAAGAGCATGCCTTCTACCTTCTTCCGTCCAGATCATGGGAGCTGCTAGCGGGTGGGCTCTTGTTCTTTGCCCCAAGCTGGGTCATGCGGATCAGATGGCTGAACGCGGTTGGCTTGGTCGCTATCCTTGTTTCCGCCGTGACCTACTCTGACGGCTTGGCATACCCCGGCGCATGGCCGCTTCTGCCTGTGGCCGGTGCGGTTGCGTTCATGGGTGGACAGAAAAGATCGCAGTGGATAGCGGCCGCTCCGCTCCAATTCTTGGGCAACATCTCGTATTCGCTCTACCTGTGGCACTGGCCGGTCTATGTCGGCGCGCGATATCTCGAAGTGCCGTTCACTCCGATAACGCAATCGATCCTCATTGCGCTATCGGTCGCTGCGGCATGGGCGAGTTACCGGTTGATCGAGGCGCCGTTCCGGGGCGGGGCATCTCACCCGGTCAAAGCCATTCAGCTTTATGGGTGTTGGGCTGTCGTCATGATCGCCAGCGTGCTCATCATCTGGACCGACGGTGCGCCAGTAAGGCTTCCGGCAGAAGCGAGACAGATGATCGCGCTGAATGACGCCACCAGAACAGGATGGCCGTTCCCTGAAGCGTGTGGTGCCACGATGGCATCGCTTCAATCCGCGCCTGGTAATTTTTGCGCAACGGGACAAACCACGGATCAGAAGGTGTTGATTTGGGGGGATTCTCACGCGGAGCATTTGTATCCTGCTGTGAAGTCTCTGGTCGACGACGGGAAAATGCCGCAGGTCCTGTGGGCAACGCGCGGCGGCTGCCTTCCTGTGCGAGGTCTCTCGCGATTCGATGCCGACTATTTGTGCAATGGCCTGAGCGATCTATTCTTCAAGCGGGCCCTTGAGCCCGATGTGAAGTCGGTGATCGTGGCAAGCTTATGGATGAACTACGTGTTCAACGTCAGCTACTACTACGGATACGAGTTTGAAAAGAGGTCCCCGATTGTTTGTCGGGGCGCTGAATGTGGTCGTTTCCGAAACCCTGACGAGGCTCTTGCGTTCGTGCAGGACCGTATGATGAAGGACATAGGCGAGCTCACTTCGCGAGGGAAGCATGTTTACCTGATGCTTCCCGTGCCCGCGTATCGAGTGTCTGTCCCGGAGCACATGCTGAAAAATCAGATGCTGGGTGCCCTCGGACCATTGTCACTGAAGCTGAGCGACCACCTGGCGTATACCCAGCCAATCCGGTCTCTTTTGATGGATGTGGCAGCGAAGACTGGGGCAATATTGCTTGATCCTGCTGATGCCCTCTGCCCAGGAGGCGGAGATTGCATCTACGAAGAGAACGGCGTGTCGATCTATCGTGATGCGCATCACTTGACCCCTGTTGGCGTCGATCTCCTCAAGCCGCTTTTGTTGCAGGCACAATAAGATATTCAAAATCAGCGTGAATTCCTGACGTCTCCCAACGGGACGGCGCTATTTTCCGTGCATTCTTTTTCACTGATAGGCACCCCCATGAACCGTAAAGCATTCTTCGACGCGCTGCGAGGCGGCGCGCTCTTTCCGCATGGTTTCAGCAGGAATCAGATCGATGGCTTGGACCGTCTTCTTGATGTGTGGGAAAAGTACTTCTCCGCCGATCCGATTGCTGATCTCGCCTATAATCTGGCCACCTCGTATCATGAGACGGCGCAGACGATGCAGCCGATCAAGGAGCTTGGCTCTCGCTCATATTTCAACAAGTACGAGCCGGGAACGAAGCTTGGAAAGATGCTCGGCAACACCCAGCCGGGGGATGGTTACCGATTCCGCGGCGAAGGCGACGTCCAGAATACGGGGCGTCGCAACGCCAAGTTCGCTTCCGATCGGCTGAACAAGGTCTTCAAACTGGGGATCGACCTGGTCACCAACCCGGACAAGCGCGGCGATCCGTTCATTTCCGCCATGTCGCTGTTCCTTGGCAACAAGGAGGGCTGGTGGACCGGACAGGATCTGCACGACTATATCGACGGCATCGACGAGAGCGATGCCGAAGACCTGCGTGAATTCATCGAGGCGCGGCGCGTCGTCAACGGCACCGACAAGGCCAAGGCCATAGCCGGCTATGCCGTGCAGATCCTCGCCGCGCTGAAAAAGGCATCCGCTTAACTCCACCCCAACCAAAGGACATCCCCATGCGATCCATCGGTTTCGCCGCCGCAGCCCTGTGCCTTGCGCTCGGCTCGTGCGCCAACGTCAAGACGGCTTATGACGCCGTCACCACGTCCACCGTGCCGGCAAAGTCCGTCTATGTGGCCGTGAACGCCTTCAACGTCGTCGAGACGGCGGCCACTGGCTACATCACCTATTGCACGCCGAATCCGACGCCGGTCGGCTGCAATGACGATGTCATTCAGAACCAGATCGTCCCGACCATGGATAAGGGCATCACCGCCAAGAAGACGCTGGTCTCCTTCTTGAAGGAGCATCCAGGCGCGCTGGGCGACAAGGGGCTCTATTCCGGCCTGGTCACGGCGACATCGACGCTCCAGACCCTCCTCGCAGCCAACGACAAACGCCCGTAACCGGAGATCCACCACCATGGAAGCCATCGTCCTTACCGTCCTGCAGCTCATCCAGAGCCTGCTTTCCCAGATCGGCTCGAACAATACGGCCGTCAACCAGATCATCGCGGCATTGGTGCAGATCGTGCCGCTCGTGGTCAATCTCAGCACACCGATCATCAATTCGGTGAAAGCGATCATCACCGCGCTGCAGAATAGCGGCGCATTGACCGATGACCAGCTCGCCACGCTCGAGAGTTTGAGCGATGAGATCGACGCCGCCTATCAGACCGCCGTCGCCAACTATCTGGCCTCAAAAAAAAAGCTGACACAAGCAGCACCGACGCCGACGGTCTCGACGCCAGTAGCGCAACCAGCGGCCTCGGCATCGCCGACATCGCAGCCAGCCTTGATACCGGAGGCGGGGTAACGGCTATGGACACCTCGGCTCCATCAAGCACGGCTGTCGCTGCCGCCAATCTCACATCCAAGGTTGAGGCAGCCGTCACCACGGCTGTCGTCAAGCCTTCGACGCCGGCAAGCGTCGAGGCGATCCCCGCAATCATGGCGGAGCTCGTTCCCGTCATTTCGGCGATCATCAATTCGAGCGCCGACTACCCGTTCTACAAGTCGAAGGTCTTCTGGTCTTCGATGCTGGCGCTCATCGCCGGGGTGCTGGCGATCTTCAATATCCAGTTCTCGGCCGATACCCAGCAGACGATCGTAAATACGATCATCGCAGCCCTTCCGCTGCTTTCCTTCGTCGGCGTGATCTACGGCAGATTCTTCAACAAGAAGCCGCTCGGCTCGTGACCACGCGTCTCTGCCTCGTCGTCTTCCTCACATCATCCTCCACGCTGGTAGGTCTGATCCTGCTGGCGTGGAACTCAATCTGAACGGTTCAATCGGAGCAACGCCAGTGGCCGCCCTATCCTTCGCTCAATTGCAGCAACTCTGCAGCTCGCCGGCCCTCGATGGGCAGCAGTTGCGTTCGCTCTACGACACCATCTTCACGCCGCGGTTCATCCGGGTCTCGGACACGACCTTGACGCTCACCGATGATCACCGGGGAGCGTGGATACTGCTGACCAACGCCTCGGCCGTCACCGTCACGCTGCCGGCCTTGTCGGCGGGGTTCCTCGCGACCATCACGCCACTTGGCGCCGGCGGAGCAACACTGAGCGGGACGCATGTCGGCGGCACCACGATCGCCCAAAACGGGGCGGCCACGGTCGCCACTCTCGATGATGCCTCTTGGTTCGTGACGGGGGCCGCATAAATGGTGCTTGCTCTTGGACCACAGCGGGTTTCGCTGATGAGGGGTGGAGGGGGAGGCGTTCCGCCTGTCGTCCCGGCTATGGCTGCGCTCACCGATATTCCGGGACTGGTGATCGACTTCGACGCGGCTGACGCTGCGACGATCTCAGCGACCGGTGCACTCGTTAATACGTGGACCAACAAAGGCTCGTATGGCGGCCAAGCAACGTCGACCAGCACCAACCGCCCATCGACCGGCACACGCCAGATGGGCACGCTCAACACCCTCGATTTCAACGGGGCGAACCACATGGACATCTCGTCCGAGTGCTTCCCTCTCACGGCGGCGGCATATACGCTATTTCGTGTCTGGTATAACGACCTTGGCGCGGTCGCCTCTTTCCTCGATCTCGGACAAAATGCGCTGGCCGGTTCCGTGAGAACCGGTGTGCAGACAAACGTCGGCAACGTCGCAAGCCGTATTTATCAGTACTCAGGTTCAACGGCTATCACCGACGGTGCTGCTCCTGAAAGCAGCCTTACCAATGTCGTGACGACGCTCCGTGGCGAAGCGGCCCTTGCGTACAACTATGTCAACGGCCAGACCCGTTCTGGTGCAAATGGCGCGCCGACTTATGGCGCGATGGGGGTCTGGCGCATTGCTGGTGACCCGGACAACACATCGAGTCGTTGGAATGGCGCAATCTCCGAGATATGCGCTTACAGCCGCACCTTGACTTTGGATGAGCAGGCACTGGTAGAAGGCTTCCTGGCGTGGAAATATGGGTTCCAGGCCAATCTGTTTTCCGGCAACGAGTGGGCCGCCAAAGACCCGCGCATCAACGCCAAGATCGATAACGTCGTATGTTGGGGTAACAGCTTCACAGAGAACGCGTTTCTTGCTTCTAACCTACGCTGGCCAGCAATTCTCCAAACCAACACCGGCCGCAAGGTATCGAACCAGGGCATCGGGGGTCAGACCTCGACGCAGATCGCCGCTCGCGCAAACGCCGACGTCAAGTACACTGACCGCATTCGCATCATCGAGGCAGGCACCAACGGCCCTGATGCTGGCTCAGACATACAAACCGACATTGCCTCTATGGTGGCCTACAAGCCAGTCTCGAAATACATCATCCTTGGCGTTGTTCGCACCAAAAATGAAACAGTGGGCACCGCCGGCTATAACGGCAAGGTCGCAACAAACGCCGCTTTGCTAGCGACCTATGGTAACAAATTTATTGACATCATGGAGTTGGCCGTCGAGTTGCAGGCGCCCAGCGGCCCGTTCCCCGACGCTACGGCGTACGCAAATCGGGTCATTCAAGACGCCCTGCTGCTGGACACTCTGCATTGGACTGCCCCACTCATGGCTTACATCGAGCTGTGGGTGCGCCAAAAGATGGCAGCTCTAAATTATTAAGGACACCAAGCAATCGGGAGCCTGACCTGTTCTAAGCAGATCGGGCGTACTGACCATCGCGATCCAGGGAGCCTCATCATCATGTGATGACGAAATCTCCTAGAAATCGCCCGACTAACCTACCGAACAGGGTTAAGATGACAGCACCAACCTATATTGGGCCGGGCATCTGGATACGCATCCAGCATCGCTTCGGCCCGCGGATGATGGAGTGGTTCATGGCCTTCCACACAGCCATGTGGGGCTTCGTCCTACTGCTTCCCGGAAACAATTTCGACCAGCCGGCTTGGATTGGATTCCGTGCCGTTTTTCGGAACGATGAAACGCTCGGATGGGGCATGGTCCTTATGGGAGCACTTCGCATCGGTGGCTTGATCGTCAACGGGGCGAGAAAAGACGTTACGCCTGTCATCCGGCAGACGTCAGCAGGCATTGGCTGCCTTATCTGGGTCGGCATATCGTATTGCTACGCATCCTCCAATGTCATGAGCACCTGGCTTGCCATCTATCCACTTTTCGCAATTGGCGAGCTTGTCAATATTCATCGCGCTGCTCATGACCAGGGAGAAATACGGAATGGAAAAACTGGCTGACCTCCCGACGCCGGCTCTCATTGTGTTCGGCGCCACCCTGGCCGTCATCTTCGCGGCTCGATACTTTGGACTGATGAACGGCGAGCGCACCGGTCCGATCAACAGCCCGGCCGCAGCGCAAGTCGCGACGATCATCGTCGATCCTACCGCGCTCAATCGTCTGACGGATCAGGCGTTTCGGTTGAACGAAAATCTCGAAGAGATGACGGCGATCGCGAGAGAGCGGACGCGCGTCGATGGTCTCATGGCCACCGAACTTGATCGCATTCGCGAGGAACTGCGCATCCAGCGGGAGCTTTCGAGGCGCAGTTGAAGACGTCAACCCTGGCGGTCTTGCGCGTCCCCGTTCCAGGCAAGCGCCGCCCGCCAGGTCTGATGCTCGCGCTGTCTGGCAGCGTCACGGAAAAATGGTCCTGCCTCGCTCGTGACGCTCACTCCACATCTCTGGCACAAGATGCGCACCGCGCCAGCGTCGATCACTTGCGCGTTGCCGCCGCAGTTGCATTTCTTCAGGCGCGGTGCGGTGTCGTCGATCCTCGTCGGCCGCCAGCGCATCAGTCTTCCCCCGCATAATGCCCAAATCTCAATTTACCTGCCTTCGCCCCGCAAGTGGCGCATTTCAAGTGCGGTTCGATCTCCTTGATGAGATGCTGCCGCATGGTCGCCGGCAAGGATTTTCGGTCGAATTCCCTCTGCTCTCCGCACGCCTGGCATTCTGCCATGATGTCTATGTGCTGTGGCGCGACGTTGATATATCCCGGCGACCAGTCTTTGATTTCCATAAACTTCGGCATAGATGTCCTGTCCTCGTGCGAGGTTGATCCGAGCCGCATGGGAGTAAAAGCGCTCCCGCCAGAGTGATGTTCTTAATATGTTCTCATCATAGCCCGAGTCAATAACACGAATTGGGCAATTGCTTTTTAAGACATTGCTGATGGGATGGCGGCATGACAAAGCCGCCAAAACCAAAGCCGCTCCTGCAGGATGACAAGCCGGTTCGATCCCGGCCGCGCAAACCGCGAAATCCCGCGCAGCCAAACCTTCCCCTCGACCCTATGCCGGATCGCATCGATCCTTGTCTTGCTCTCCTGAAGCCGAAGCCGCCCAAAGGGCCGCAGTGGGCTTTCGAGGTGAAGTGGGACGGCTACCGCCTGGCCATCCACATCGAGCCGTCCGGCGTGCGCATCCTGACGCGCGGCGGCCACGACTGGACGGAACGCTTCCCCGCGATCGCCGCCGAAGCCCGGCGCCTTCCTGTCGCCACGGCCATTCTGGACGGCGAGGCCGTCGTGTTCGACGAGCGTGGCCGGTCGGACTTTGGCCGGCTTCAGCAATCGCTTGGCGGCCGCGGTGGAAAGAGGATGTCCCGCGAGGCGGTTCTGCTCGCTTTCGACCTGCTCTATTTCGACGGCCGGGATCTTACCGGGACCGAGCTTGGTGCCAGACGCCATCTCCTCGATGGCTTGGTGCCGGCCGGCGGGGAGGAGGCGATTCGATTGTCGGAGGAAATCGAGGCGGATGGAGACACGCTCCTGCGCATCGCCTGCGAGCATGGGCTCGAAGGGATCATCGCGAAAGACCGGAACAGCACCTATCGAAGCGGGCGCGGCGGCGACTGGTTAAAAATCAAATGCGTCCAGAGCGATGGCTTCGCGATCGTCGGCTACGAGAAGTCGACGGCAGCGTTCGCGGGCATCGGACGGCTTCTGCTCGCCGCTCGCAAAGGAGATGATCTCGTCTACGTCGGGGGAGTGGGGACTGGCTTTAACGAACGATCCGCCGCCGAGCTCCGGGAGCAGATGGACAAGCTGATCATCGGCGGCCCGGCTGTTGATACTGGGAGGAAGCGGAATGCGGTCTTCATCGATCCAAAGCTTGTTGCCGAGATCGAGTATCGAGCGTGGACGCATGACGGCAAGCTCCGGCATGCTTCGTATAAGGGGCTGCGAGACGACCAGGATGATGCGGCGGTTTATCAAATCGACTAG